ATGCGCGACAAGGAGGGCAAGACCATGAATCACTTCGTCATTATTTCCGGATGCTCAGGAGGCGGAAAATCCACGCTATTGGCAGAACTTCAACGCCGCGGCCATGCGGTGGTCGAAGAGCCGGGGCGACGGGTCGTACAGCAGGAGCTACGTACTGGTGGCCGAGCGCTTCCATGGCTTGATTTGGTCGGTTTCCTACGGCGGCTCATTGCGATGGCGCAGGATGACCATGCTAAGGCTCCGCGTGATAGTAAGCATTGGGTGTTCTTCGACCGCAGCCTCATCGACGCAGCGTCTGCGCTTCAGACCCTGACGAATGAGCCCGCGCTTGCCAGGTTAGGCCAGGCCTGTGACTACAACCCCCAGGTCTTTCTGGCCCCCCCTTGGCCAGAGATTTATGTGCAGGACACTGAAAGGCGCCACGGCTTGGATGCCGCAGTCGGTGAGTTCGAACAGCTGCAACGTGTCTACCCGTTACTAGGCTATACGGTATCGCTGCTGCCCAAAGTCAGCGTGGCAGAGCGTGCTGACTTCGTGCTGAGCACCTTGGCAAGCAACTGAAATGCCCATACAGCTAGCTCCAGCTTGTGCAGGCTGCCCATCCTGCTCTTTCGAGTTATACGGCCAATGGCGGGCATGCAGTGAGTCCGCCCATGGCCGAAAGAGCCCTTCCCGACACAAGGATACCGGCTGAAAGTAGCTCCCTCTTTTGGCTATCTTGCAGGGTCAGCCTGCAGGCTGGCATCTGCTAGGAGTGTTCGCGTTTCTGGCGGCCACCCTCTTCTTTCGAGCTCTAGATTGCTAGAGCCAGTGGGTTGAACCTATCGGCACGCCTCGACAGCAGCCTCTAGTCTTAGCTCGTACCCCTTCCGCTGCAGGCGATCAGCACGCAGCGCGCGCATCTGCTCGGCAATCGAGGCGCCGATGGGCAGCACGTCGACGGCGAACACCGGCCGCTGTACGCGCTCAGTGCGGCACGGGACCTGCACCGGCACCTCGACGCGCACCACCTGCGGCTCGGGCGGCTCAGCCACCTGGCCGGCACAACCAGTTAGCACCAGGCACAGGACAGCTATCAGTCGCTTCATTGAGCACGCTCCCGCCGTAGCTCATCGTCGAATGCCAGGCTTGCATCAGAGCAGGCATCGACGCCGACCGGCGTGCGCTCCTGCAGCACCTGCTGCGCCTGAAGGTCAGCCTGCATCGCCATGCCCTCGGCCTGCGCTTGCTGGGCCTGCACTTCCGCCGCTCGCACCTGCGCCGCTCCGCGCAGATCCGCCAGCGCGTCGTTCTGCTCGATGACCTGGCCGAGCAGCGTTGTGCGAGTCGCGCGGCAGGCACCCAGCTTGCCGGCGTCATCGAGATGGGCCGATCGCTCGGCCTGCAGGTCACCCTGCAGGCTGCTGACCCGGACCTGCTGGCCGATACCAACCACCGAGGCCAGCACCACACCCGCTATCCACGGCCAGGCCCAGGACGGGACCAGCTTCAACCAGGCGGCCATCACGGCACGTCCTTGAAGAAGATGTGCCGGCCGATCTTGCGGGTGCGGGTCGCCCCCTTCACCCAGGCCGGGGGCTTCTTCATCGTGGTGGCGTAGTAGTGCGTGGCGGCGCCAGTCGGGTCGGGCTCGTGGCCATCGATCACCGCCAGAGCCGCCTCGCAGCATTGCATGAACTGGCCGGACGGGATCTGCTTTTCACCGCGCAGGTAGGCCGAGTTCGGATCGTTCAGGTTCCAGCAGCTGAACTGCCAAGGTGCCTTGCACACGCCTTCGTAGCCCTCGCCCCACCAATCGGGCTTGCCGTCGTTGTGCAGGTCCATCTCCACACGGTTGCGGATGCACCAGCCAACGGCGATCTGGCCAGCGTGGCCTTCGCCTCGTGCCTCGCCCCAGATGGTGCGGGCGAGTACGTCGATATCTTGTTCACGTTGCGTCATGATTTCTCCAGGCACAAAAAAGCCCGCTCGTGGCGGGCCGGGTGGTGTTGGGATACCCTGCCGGTTCACATACCCAGCAAGGAGAGCGTTATGGGGCTGACAGTGAGCCGGTATGAGGGCGAGGACATTCGCCTGCTGTTCGACGAGAACATGACCGCAGCAGAGCTGGATGAGCTGATCAGGGACGGCATCACCATCTCACTCAGCAGGGTCAAGCCGACCCAGCAGCACGCACGGATCATGGTGCAGGCGCCTCAGTCGGTGATGATCGTGCGCGGCGAGCTGCTCAGAGCGACTTGACCGCCGCCCGCGTGCCCAGCCACTCGCACAGCCCGCCCATCGTGTGCGGGCTGTAACTGGCCCGGATGGTCAGGCCAGCGTCATGCACCACCCCCGATATCGGCATACAGGGCCAGGCGGTGCCAGGCATACCCGCCCTCACCATCGCTGATCGCCATGTGGACCTCGGGTACCGCCCCCTCGACCAGGGTCACCTCCGGCCCGGTTGGTGTGAAGGTCGGCGCAGCGCTGGCCTCACGCAGCAGGAAGGTCTCGCGCCAGAAAGCGCCAATATCATCAGACACCCCAACCCAGTGCCGAGAAGTGACGGTGTCGATGTAGTGCGCGCCGACTGTCGGTTCCACACCAACGCCAGGCGCACCTTCACCGGTAAAAACATGCTGTACGGCCATATCAAGCTCCCGTTGTCAGTGGCTCATTATTCGGATCGGTCAGGGCTTCGCCGCCCTCAGTGGTCAGCGTATTCTCACCAACCCCGCCGCCCTCCAGCGCCTTCAGCCGCGCTTCCATGTCAGCAAACCGCGCCTCGAAGCTGTTCAGCTGCTCGGCCAGCAGTACGGCGTAGATCACCGCACCGGCGTCCCAATCGCGTGCGGCGGTGCCGTAGGCGCCGCGCGTGATGGCGAATGCCCCCGGCGCCGTGACGGTGGCCAGCACAATCTCGATGGGGGCGGTGTTCAGCACGTCTTGATCAGAGGCCAAGGTCAGCGCGTAGACCGAGCCCGCCGGCCCGTCCAGCCGCTCCATGGCGCCGAAGGGCACCGGCAACACGCTCCCTCCGGCCGCAAGCGATCCTTCGAGCGCATACGCCCACTTGTTCACGTATCGATTCATGTCAGCACCAGTTGACGTTGGTAAGGTCCGGCCAGGCGCGGGCGATCTGCCCGGTCACGGGGTTGTGCGAGGCGATCTGGAAAGCCAGCGCGTTGCCCTGGCGCAACTCAGCTGAGCCGGTGAAAGTGATGTCGCTGGTCAGCGGTTCATCGACGGCGCCCGTCGGCGTGACGACAGGCCCTGACGAGATCTCCCAGCCGGCGCTCGCCACCTGCTGCAGCGCTGCCAGCATGTAGGCGTGGTTCGAGCCGATCAGCACGCCAAGCTGCGCTTGCACTGCCAAGCCGCCCGCGCCGGTGGTCGGTACTTCGGTGAAGTAGCTGTGGCTCAGGTCAGGCTGCGTCACCTGCCCGCCGAAGATGGTCGCCGCACCCTGCGGCAGCCCCCAGGCCGTGTTCGGCAATGAGTCGCTGACGTCATGCGCGATCACCACCCCATCGGCGTAGAACCACCGCTCATGCGTGCCCACCAGGTCGCCACCAGTCGCAGCCCCCACATCGCAGTCGGTGTGCGCGCGGTACTCGTGCACCCGCTCATCCACCAGGCCGGCCGGGCCGTACAGCCGCATGCGGTATTCAAGGCTGTAGTCCAGTTCGCCATGCAGGTTTATGGCCCGCGTGTCGGTCGTGGTGGTGCCGGTCAACTGGCACTGGCTGCCGTCGAAAGTGAACGAGGTCACCTGCTCATAGCTGCCGGTGCTGTCGTCACGCCGGCTGTTGCTCACCGCCTCGGTGATCTGCAGGTCGAAGCGCACTTCCTCCACAGCGCCACCCGCGCCGAACCAAGCGCCGATCAGCGCACCAGTACGGCTGACGACTCGCGTCTGGCTGCCGTCGAGGCCGCGATGCGAAGCACCAGGCGCGCTGCCAGCATCCACCAGCTCGCCCTCGGCGCGCAGGATGGTTTGCCCGCAGCTGGGCGGCACCCCGCCACTCTGCACCGTTTCAATCGGCGCCGGCACCAGGCCGGCGAAGGTGAGCGAACCGCTATCCGTGCTGCTCAGCGTGCCAACGGCATCCACCCGGCTGACCAGCACAGTAAGCGCGGCGGTGTAGGTATCCACCGTAGGCGTGATATCCAACCGCACCAGGCCCGTGGTCATCACCAGGCCGCCCGCACTGGGCGCCGATGAACTGGCCTCAACTGCAAACAGCGCGCTGAGGCCATCCGGGGTGATATCCAGCAGCCGGCCGATGGCAGCACGATCAGCAAACGAGCCGTTGATGTAGACGTCAGGCCCACCCTGCTGCAGGTCGATGTCATCCAGGGCCACGGTGTAGACCACCGTCTCCTCGAGGCCCAACGTATCGTCCGGGCAGATGCGGATCTCGCGACCGGTATCGGTCTGCAGGCGCACGCTGACCTGCCCTTTCACGCCACCAAACCACACCGGCCATGCGGCGCGGTGATTGTCACTGGAAACTCGGGCCACCTGCAGCCCGCCGTAGGCATAGCACCCCGGCGGCCGCAGAATCGCTCGGCCCCACCAGGCGCCGCCCTGCTCTTCTATTGCCTCGTCCGGCACGTCCACCAGCCCTGGCGGCGCCCATAGAAAGGTGTCGGCGCTCAGCGGGTGCTCGATGGTCCAGGTGCCGTCATCAGGGTTCGCCGACACGGCGTCGCCGTGGTTGATGGTGCGGCCCTCCATGACCAGTCTGCGAATAGGTGGCTCCGTGAAGCGGCTCTCCAGCCGTCCATGCCATGGCCAGCCGATCAGGTCCATCTGGCTGGCCGGCGGCGAATACTCGTCAACAATCACGTCGGCTCTCCGAAAATGATCTGCCCTTCTTCGTCGTTGTCGTCGCGCAGGGTGATCGACTTCATGTTGCGCAAGCGGATGGCCACCAGGCCGTCGGCGCTGCTGACAATGCGCGAGCTGGTGTAGAACTCGCGCAGGGTCGGGTCATCCTCAGTCAGCGGCCAGGCCAGGCCGCCGCCGGTCGCGGCCGGGGCGGTGTAGTTGCCCGTCCCGACCTGGGCCGGCACCCCGCCACGAGGCTGAAGTGCCGGTAGCGAACGGCGCGTGCGCGGCGGGGTGACAACGGCATTGAGGTCTTCGACCTCAGTCCGCCCGGTACGCCGCGTGATCATCGCGTCGCCCAGGGCCCGGCGAGCAGCTGCCATTGCTTCGCCCGCCGCGCGCCTGGCCTTCTCGTTCTGCTCGCCGATGGCGCGCCGTTGCTCAGCGAGTGTTGCCATGGCTACAGCTCCAGCAGGTCGTTGGGGATGGCGACGCGGTAATGCACGCTGGCCTCACCGATGCGCTCATCACGATAGGTCTCGGATATCTCGGTGGATTCGACCTTGAAGCGCCGCGGGAACTGCTCGGCGGTCAAGTCGTCGGCCACGTCCCAGTTGCCCGAGAAGCCCAGTCGCGTGTCGTCGTAGGGCGGAATCGGCACCCCGGTGATAGGGTCATTCAGGCGGCCACCCAGCTGCGTGGCCAGAATCGCCGCCCCGGTGATTGGCGGGAGGCTTGTCTCTGGCCTGGCCGGCGTCACCAGCGCGTCACCGGACCCGCCCCCACGGCTGATTGCCACGCTGATGGTGGTAATGGCGGTACCGGCGCCCAGGTCGAACCGGTCCTGGATGCGCCGGCACTTGCCCTGAGCCAGCGCCTTGTCCTCGAGCCGCACGGTATGCACCAGGTCGACACCCAGGGCGAGGTCAGTAGGTGTTTGCCAGCTCAGCGTCGTGCCCCGGTGCGCGTCGAGCAGTTGCACCGCACCACCCCGCAGCAGCGTCTGCAGCGCAGCAACACGTCGGGCCTCGTCGCTCAGCTCCGTGGAGCTGCTACCGCCACTCGGCTGGCCGCTCTCCCATTCATCGGCCTGGTTGCTCTCGACAGCGAAGCTTCCTGAGTCACGCGCAATCACGCGCGTGGCCTCGGCCTCGCCGCCTGTCGCCGTCAGCAGCAGGTTGTAGTTTTCTGTCACCTGCTGCACCCAGCGGCGGGCACCACTGGCCGTAGCGCTCAGCCACAGGTTGTCGAAGAGGTTCTTCCATGGCTGTCCGTCCCCGCACGGGTCAGACATGCTCGGTGGCAGCTTGTAGCCACCCACACCGCCGACCAGCGTTAGCCCGGCCCCCGTGACAGCATCCTCGATCATCTCGGTTGTAGGCAGGTCGCTTGTCCAAACTCGCCACTGGCAGAAGCCCGGAATGCCAGAGCTACCCGCCTCTGGATGCGTCCAGCCGAAAACCTGCACGTGCTGCCAGAGCCTGGGGAAGCGGTAGCTGGCCTCGATCTCCAGATAGTTGGTGGCAGCCCCCAGCGGCTGCAGGTCAACCTCCACGCTCTCATCCAGCGTCGTGCCCGGGCCGAACACGAAGTGCGGCGTGCCGGCCGCTGCCCAGTTGGTTACGCGCACAGCGCCCGTTGGAGAGCAATCCAGGCTGGCCGCGCGGCTCTCCATGCGCTCTTGTGCGTAGTCCCAGTGGCTGCGCCCGCTGGTGGGCTCGAACAGGTCAGCAGACCACATGCCGCCTGTAGTGGCGTCGATCTCGACAATGGTCATGCCCTCAACCTTCTGCTGCAGCTGGTCGCTGCAATCGCAGGCCAGCAGGCGCCAGGTCGGGTCCCACTCCGGCATCTCGATGCGGCCGGTAAAGCGGCGGGACTCCGTGACCACGCCGTAGCGGTCGCGGCTGATGTAGTCCAGCGAAACAGCCTTGCCCTTCCAGTCATCCGGCACCACGGCGCCAGGCGGCAGGTACAGGGCGAAGCCGGCCACCGCAGCGGCACCCTCCTCGCGGTCGACATCCACCAGGCCGGTGAGCTGAGCGCTCAGGTCCTCGCCATCAACCAGCAGGCGCAGGCGCCACTGGGCGGCACGGCCACGCACCACATAGACTGGTTCATAAGCTTCCCCCAGGGCAGCCGCCAGCGGGCCGCTTGCCAGCGGCTGTGCTCCGATCAGCATGCGTCAGGCCTCTTCCCAGTTGGTGGACCAATCGAACGATCCGTTCTGCGCACGGCTTGGCCGCTCGGTGAACACGGAGTACACCGGCATCCAGTCCACACGGTACTGGTCTGCATCCGCTACTGCGGTCACCATTACGGTCATTGTTGCGTCATCGAACGCGCAGGGCGTGCGCCGCCAACGCCCATCCACGCGGGCCAGCGCCCATGGCGCGCGGTCCGGCCGTGGCGTGCTCGGCAGCGCATACACCAGCTCATCGCCTTGCATGCTGCTCACCTGCGTGACACGCAGCTCAAGCGGGCCGCTGTAGTCCAAGCCATCCAGCCCGGCCGGGTACAGGCCCCGGCCAGCCAGGGTGCCGCTCATCTTCGTCCAGTGCGTTTGCTTGAAGCCGGCACCATCGCTCATACGCAGCACTGAGCTTCCACCAATGGCTTGCTCGCTCTGCTCGGGCGCGCCGGCATAGATGTCCAACGCAATGCCACCCAGCATTACGGCCACAGTCATAGCGTGCTCCAGAAATAGTGAGGCCCTCGAATGAGGGCCTATTTGCGGCGGGAAGGTCTGCCGAACTTGTTGGCGAGGCGACGCATGTCTGAGGCCTGCCCCTGCTCAACGAACACGGTAGCCGTCTCGCCGCCCAGGTTGATGTCCCAGCGCCCGTAGTTCGGGGCGCCAGGCTGCGCCGCAGCGGTCTCGGCGATGCTCCCGGTGGAGTCGGACATCATCAGCCCTTGCATCCGGCTGGCCAGGTTGCGCGACGCTGCGGCGGTCAGCACCTGCTCACCGCCACGGAAATTCACCAGCTCCGGGCCGTTCTCGCCGACCCAGGCCATGCCAGGCGGGGCGTTGTTGGTGCCGGTGGCAAAGCCGGGAACGTCAGGCGAATCAACCCCTTCAGGCTTAGCAACACGAGCAGGAAGAACGATCTCCGTTTTGCCCAACTGCGCTGCCAGGTTCTGGATCTGAGTCCGCACAGCATCCAGACTGGCTTCGTCTGCGGTCACGCTGACTGGCATTCCTTCCAGTTGCGCCGCCTGATCTTTCAGCGCCGCTATGCTTACCTCGATTGCAGTGATCTTGTCCTCTGCCCGGGTTTTCTCGATGTCATTAGCAGCCAGTTCAATGGCCTGTAGCTCTTGGATAAAACCGCCAAACCCGTAGGTATTCTCACCTGCTGCGGCAAGCTCCTGCAGCATCTTCAGGGCTGCCTGGGCCTGGCGCTGAGCGCCCTCAACATCACCGCTGCTAAGCGCTTCTCGGGCGCCCACTTTCAATGCCTGAGCATTGCCGTAGCTGGCCGCTCCGGAACCGCCTAAGCTTGCCAGTGCCTCCTGGTAGCGCGACTCGATCTTCAGTCGATCCGCCCGCACCTTCTCGAGATCCCGCTGCGTGGCCTTCTCAGCCTGAACCTGCAGCTTTATCGCGTCCTGCGCTGCCTTGACGGTGTTTCCCTGCAGGGTTTTCAGTTCAGCTGCGTATTGGCGATACCCAGAGAGCTCCGCATCTCGAGCTGCCTCTTGATCAGCGCGTTGCTTCTCTGCGTTCTGACGCTGCTCCTGCGTAAAGCCCGTTTGCTGCCGTAGCAGCTCGGCGTGATAGGCCTTCCACTCAGCCAAGCCCTTGTTGATCTGCTCATCGGTCATGTACAGATCGAGAACGCCGAAGCCATCGGCAGCCGCTTGAAACTTCTCTATCTCCTTCTCGGCCCGGCTGATCTCGTCGACATTCCCGGTCAGGCTCGCAGCGATATAGCCCAGGTCCTGCCCCAACGTGGCAGTGTTGGCACCGGCCTTAATGGTCCATTCAGCGAGCGTAACCAGGGCGCCAGCAAGCTTCACGATCCCTTCAACAACAGCCGGGTCGGATACCGTCCTGGTGACCTCTTGAATGGCCTCAACCAGCGGGGATACATCAGCACCACCAATTGCAGCACTCCATGCGTTCTGCAGCCGCGTAAGCGCATCACCCACAGTGATGTTCATGCCATCAACTGCACCGCCCAAGCTCTCCATCTGACTGATCAGTGCCGGCACGAACACGTCCGTGGTCAGCATCCCATCAGTGGCCATTTGCGCGAGTTCTTCGCGTGTCTTGCCTAAGCCGCGCGCCAAGGCATCGGTCAGGGCTGGAGCGCTCTCGACCATGGCATTGAACGAATCGCCCTGCAGTTTGCCCTGCTGCAGCGCCTTGCTGAACTGGTTAATTACTTGGGTAGCTCGCTCTCCTTTCGCCGCACTCGCAACCAGGCCGAGGCCAATAGTTTCAGTGAACTGCAAAGCCTCTCGGTTGCTAAACCCGCGCTCGCGCAGCACGGACAACGAGTTGATATAGACCTCGGCGTTGTTGGTCATGTTGGTAAAGGTGCGATCACTGATCTTGCGCAGAGCCTCCATGCTCTCGCCATACTCAGCATCACTACGAGTCGCCAGCTTGATGCGGTCGGTCATTTCGACCCAGGCGTCGGATGCGCCGGCAATGGTGCGGATGGCACCAACCAACGTTTGCACACTGAGATATCCGGCTACGGCTTGGCCAGCCTGGCCGATGCGTTTGTCGAGCAGATCGAGATCCTTGCGCACCTCGTCGAAGGCTTTCTGGGAATTGTTCTTCCCATCGATCACCAACTGGGTTCGTACACGACTCATCCGTTCAGCTCCCGCAGCATTTTCCGAAAGGCATCTGCCTTGGCCTTCGCTCCGCGGGCGACGATCAACGCCCGACGCATTGCGGCCTTCTCTTCGCTATCCACTGCAGCAAGAAAGGCCTCGACCTGGCCCAGCGTGTAGCACCGCACCTCAGCCCATTGATGCCCTGCTCCGATCAAGCGCTGGGCGACTTCAGCCCAGCCAGTGCGCTTGCCATCACCGGCAGGGCCTCGCCGAAAAAACCGGCGTTCACCCGCACCACCTGCACGATCAGCTGTGCAGCAACAGGTGCAGACAGCCACCAGAGCTGAAAGCGGTTGAGGCTGGTAGTAGCGCGCAGAACTCGGCGCAGCTCGCCAGCATGCTGCACTGCGTAGTTGTTGATGGCCGACACGCTGCCGGATCCCATGACGCCCATCACCGCCTGGGCGCTCTTGCCGAACAGCTCGAAATCCTTGAGTTTCACTGGGTACAGCTTCACCTTCTTGCGCCCAAGCCGAACAACTTCGGGCTCAGGGATGAGAATCGTCAGATCGGACATAAAAACTCCTGGCATAAAAAAACCCGCCGAGGCGGGTTCTGTCGTTCAACTTCCTGGAATCTCCCAGGACTGTATAGGCATTGGCCGGCCTGACAGGCCGGATACTCTTTCTCCAGCAGTCCGAATGGTCCGGCCGGTCGAGTCCATTTCTCTGAGCCTCTGCTCCTTTGCGGCTCGAGCAGCGCGGAGCTCATCCAAAGACTTCAAATATGCGATTCGCTTCTCCGTCTGCTTCGCATGTTCGTTCGCCACCCGTAGAAGCTCAATCTTTCGAGACAAGTCGGTTTCCACGCTGACTGCAGACAAAGTACTGCGGTTGATAGCCTCAATCTCTGCCTGACTCATTGCGAGGTACTTGGCGCCATCAAGGGTCAAAGGATAGCTCTCATATAGCCTGTACCCGGACTCCGCCATCGATAACCTGAGACTCTGTCTGAGATCTTCGGTAACAGCGTTCAAGAACGCCCTGGAGGCGCGAACGTAGTCCGCGGCAGCCGCAGTCAACCCGGGAACATGCTGGTCATTAATAGCAAGAGTAGAGGCTAGAAGATCATCTAGATCAGCTATACGTCTTGGGACCTTCTCCAGATAACCTGCTTTGGTGAGACTGGCCTTGTCATCAAGAATCTCAGACACAAGACCATTAGCCGTTCTCATGCTCGTCTCCACTTGAGAAACGAGCACATTTCTCTGGTGTGAGGAGTACCCCCAGAACACCGCCGAAGCTATGCACGCGATAACTACGATGGACAGTGTCGCTATCCACACACCTCGTCTTGGAGACTCAGTTTCAGCGGCAGGAGAAGAGAAAGACGCACCACATTTAACACAGTCGTCCGGGCTCTGCTGTTGCTCAGCCATCGTGGGCTCATACTTGCACTTAGGGCATTGCATCCTGCTTCTCTCCCTAGCCGTTGTAGCCGCCACTCACTGAGCTTACGCACCCCTGATCCACATAGAAGTAGGAAGAGCCTCCTTTGTTCCAGTGGTAAGCGTGCTGGGTTCCATTGACTCGCGTTGCAGCACCCCAGGCCCTGGTCGCGTCAGACGCACGCATACCCACCACAACCTGGTTGCGGATAGTCAGAGTTCTGATTTCGGTGCTGGAGAAGTCCTTGCAGGGGCCAGCCTGCATCTGCTGGAGCGCCTGGTCATAGCGCCGGTTGATCTCGTCTGCCTTGCGGTTGCGCTGGTTGGTCTCCAGCCACTCCTCCGAGGGGGAGAAGCTGCCGCCAATGCGGTTGTCCTTTACCGTCAGCTCTTCCGCGCCTGCAGCGCAAGGGCGGTCAGAGAATATGGTTTTCCCATTCTCACCGGTGCATTTGTAAACGGTAGCCGCCTGAGCCTGCAGACAGAGCATCGCTGCTGCGACGCACAACAGATGCTTGAACATGTGGCATCCCTTCCAGTTGAAGATGAAGGGAATTTAGCGCATCGCCACCAGCACCGAAACCCAGCCAGAGCTGGGTTCTGGAGAATCTACGCTCGGTCAGCGGCTTCGCGCAGCCCTCAGCTGCGCATTGCACACCTGACTACGCCGCTGCAGGTTGTTCATTGCCAGGCTTGCGAAGCGAAACATCTCGTCAGTGCTCACCGGCATGTCGCAGTCGATAAGCATCGACGTCAGGAACTGGTCAAAGCTGAGCACGCTCGCATCGCTCGGAATCTCCGTAGCACGCTCCACCCCGTCATCATCAACGAACACCATCCACCGCTGCCCTTTCAGGATTGGCCTTGGGACTGCGGATGACTTACCAGCGCTTTTCGGGAGCCACTCACCTTCCAGAGCGTAGGCAGCGACAAAATTACAGGCCGCCTCGAACTGCTGTGCCGGGATCAGCTCAACTCGAGGTACGTTGAAGCGCGTATGCAGACGGTTGTGCATCGTCTGCTGAAAGCTGCGGCGCTTGTCGATCGACACAACCTTGGCTTTATCGCGAATCAGCCCCTTGAGCACGCTCACTTCGCTCATGCCGATAAGAGCATCAACCAGGGTGGCCATCTTGTTGCTGCTGTCGTGGTACTGGCCGGTGCGACGGATAGCCGGCAGCACCTCGGCAGTCACCCATTTGCGGAAACGGTGCTGCAGCGTACCTGGTGTGGTTGCTTCACGACTACGCAGTATCAGGGTGAAAAGGCCCGACTCGCTGATAATGTTGGCGCTGCCCTGACGGCCTATGTTCAACATAGACCGCTCATCTTCATCTAGCGCGGAAATGGCTTGGGTAGTGTTGGTAATGCCAAGTGCCTTGCACACGTCCACCGCAACGAACCATGGATCATCTTCAATCAATAGCGTTCGCACCTCGCGCGCGTCAAAGCGGAACTGAATGATTGTGGCCGTCTGGCTTTGGACGTTGTTTTCTTTCGGATTTGGGTTAGCATTCCCCATGACGTTTGATTCCTCGCAGGTTTCATCGTTATCCGAAGCCTCAAGTGTTGCAGCACTTGGGGCTTCTTCGTTTCTCGCGATCACGCCGCCTGGCGCTTGAGCTGAGTCAGAATCTCTACCAGCTGGCTATTCATGGATCGATTCTGATCTCTCGCTTGCTGCTTAACCCATTCCATCAGCTCGCTTGGAAGTCTGATCTGGGTTCTTGTCATTTGCTTCATGCCAAGCCTCCACTTAGTGACACGCAGTCACTATACGAACCACTTAGAGTAGTGTCAATCTAGTGACATGGATGAAATCTACCGCTCTCAGTTCAGGCTGCCGTATCCGCTTTACGAGCAGCTCAAGGCATCTGCTGATGCGAACCACAGATCTGTTAATGCAGAGCTCGTAGCGCGCCTGGAAGAAAGCCTGGTCTCAGATTCTTTCGATGACAGTGAATACTTCACATCACTCCCGGGGAGCACCACTAGGTACCCAACCGACAGGGGGGCAGGCGCTCTGGAGAGAGATCTCCGTGACGTTCGGCAACAACTTCACGCTCTGACCAAACTGGTTAGAGACCGACTGCCCTCCGTCGACCATCCTGAGCATCCCGATTTCGAGCCGAGCACCAAGAAGTAACCACCCAGCCAAGGAGCGGCGTATGAAGCTGAATCGCGATCGCCAGCGCGAGATACTGAATGAGCTGGCCGCTCACTATCCCTCTTCAGTACCAGGCAGCATGCTGGGCGTTTCAAACGAAGACATCGCCAATATTGCCTACCTGACCGAGCACGGCCTCGTCCAGGCTGAGTTCAGGCGAAATGGAATGGGGATGGTCCTTAGCAGCTTCGTAGGGATCACTGCCGCCGGCATGGACTTCCTCGCGGACGACGGCGGCTTAACGGCCATCCGCGGCGTTGTAACCATCAAGTTCCATGAGGAAGCCCTGAAGGCGATCATCGAGAGCAAGATCTCAGGCTCCGAACTTCCAGAAGAAGAGAAGAGCAGCCTCATGCGATCCGTGCGGGAGCTACCCGGCGAAACGATCAAGCAACTGACAGCACGTCTGGTGGACTTGGGGCTGGACAACATGCCCCGGGCAATCCAGGCGATTCAGTCGCTAATCTCCTGACTTCACATCGTCATCTCCCTGCCGTTTGGAAATTTCCATGCTCTCTGATCTGTCGGCCGGTTTCGGCACTCTCGCCTGGTTTATAGAGCAAACCGCTTCAACACTTTTCGGCCTGTTGGTCGTCTTCCTTGGCGGATGGGCCGTCGCACGTGGTCGACAGATCTCAGCATGGCTGAACAAAAAGATACCTGCCGCGGTTCAGTGGCTACGCCAGCACCGCCCTGGGGCAATCCGTAGATTCTTCCGTGGCCGCAAGCGGAAGGACTTGCTCTGGATACGGGCCAATCGGTTTGATGAGATGTCGATCCAGCGAAACGTCAGCCGCGGGCATACCTGCTCGATCATCTTTTTGCTCTGGTTTGGTCTCTGGATCATGGCCCTCGGTATGCGGGAGAGCTTTCTTGTGTCCGAGGCGCCATTATCCAAACAGCCTGGAGTGACGATTGCAGCTGCGACCCCCATGTACCTGTTCGAGATCGCATGGCTGTACTACTCGCTCACCGCTGACAAGCTGATCGCCTACCGCAAACGCGTGAAAATCTGGCGCTGGTGGCACTAACGTTCCGCGCCGCGCAGGGGCCGGTTCGACCACGGCCGCCCCCCGATCGGCCGATTTGAAATCAGAAAATCCAGACCAGCAGCGCGACGACTGCCAGCACAGAGAACACGTACACGCCGACTGGCGTTTCAGCGACTACGGGCTCCGCTACTACCTTCTGCTTGACCTTCGAGCCATAGAGCTTAGATGTTGAGACCCCCGTGCCAGGAATGCTCGCGGTGACCTTGGTACCGCGCTTGCTCAAGTTGGCAGTCAGCCCCTTACCGCCGACCGACGTGCTGAGCCCACTCTTGCTGACGTTGAGCCTGATGCCCGGTGCAACCTTGAAGCTCTTCCTGATGCGCAGTGCCATGGCTTGTCTCCTTGTGAAGGCTGATAGCCAGCATAGCTTTAAACAGCAACCTCTCCCAAGCCGCCATAACCCCACCCGCCTGACCAATGGGACATCTACGACTATAAAGAACCAGGTAGTGCCATCGATATGGCATCACTCGCTGTGAGCTACGCACACCAAAGGAATGAAGCTATGCAACTACCCCTATCCCTAAAGATATCGCTACTCATTGCCGTGCTCTTCACTTCAGGCTGTACCTCAATTCGCAACATGTTCCCAAACTCGCTATCAGGCGAAGAGTCTGGCCAGGCTTGGTGCAGCGATCGCTACTTGGACATGAACAAGTACTTTAAAAACCCCGAGACCGCCGGCTCAGCGTTTCGAAAACGGATTGAGCTTTCTGAGCAGGGCTATCTCTATGCGCTGATCGCTGCCTACACGCTCCAAGGCAAGCCAGAACACGCGAGGCACGCATTCATCCTGCCGGAATATGTAATCCGTTTAGATCAATACACAGCAGACGACCCAAGCACTGGATTTCACGCTGAGTCTTTTCTCGTCACCAACCCAACCACGCACAAAAAGGTCGTAGTCATAGGTTTCCGCGGGACCGACGGCCCGCCAGACTGGCGCCTGCACAATGCTGCAATCTTCTTTAAGCCCCGCCAATTTGCACCGGCTCGAGCTTACGTTGAAAAGGTCCGACAAACGAAGGAGGCAGAAGGACTGGACATCATCGTTGCAGGCTTCTCGCTGGGAGGTGGTCTTGCAGTTCACGTTACCCAAGAGCCAAACACCGCCAAGTTCGTGAAACAGGCCTGGGCATTCAACACCAGCCCTAGAACTGGCGTACCGCGTAAAGAGGATCCGCGAATCTACATGCTGTCTGTGAAGGATGAGGTGCTTGGCCTTATCCGGCGGAACTCAGTCGGCGCGCCTATCAACCACGTCGCCGAGGATTTTGACCTTATCAAGTCAAGTTCTTGGTATGCACATTCCCGCTGGGTGCTGACCAGGCAGATGCTTCAATTCGCTGACCTCTCGCTGTTCTACAAAAGCGACAAAACCGCAGAACTGACGCCTCCATTGGAGATACTCAAAGCAAACAAATCGACAGCATGTCGACCTGAAGACGCGGCCGCGATAGCCAGGGATCGGGCTCAAGCACAAGCAAACAATTGATTGTTTCGACAGTGATGCAGAAATAGGGCTATCGCAGCAGTACACCAAACGCGGCGATGACTGCGGCAATGCTGAAGCCAGTGGCAGCTATCAGCGCCGCATTGGCCAGACGCTTGCCAACAATACCTGCGTCTTCTGGATGCATTTGTCCATCTACCTTGACCCGATGCTTGGGCCTATAATTGAGCAATGTTCATCTCCTTGGTCGTGACAAGGCGTTGAAATAGAAACCCTCGTGAGCCGGCCAGCTCGCGGGGGTTTTGTCTTTTTGGCCGGTGCTAAAAGCGTGCTGTCACGACGGATCGACAGCAAACCTTACAGGGGGTCATTTTGGTGACGCCCTGTATTCTCAAGCCTAGTCTTGGCGCCTATTTGTCAAGGTTTCCCAAAACTCCGACTTAGTCAGCATGTCCCTTGAGGGAAGGCGAAGAGTGGAGGTACTACCCCAGTTCCAGTCCAAGGGTTAGCTGCAACTGGTGCCGCCAGTGATCAACCTGGCACTCCAGGGCGGGCTTGCGCATCTTCCACTGCACCAGGGCACGGCCGCTGGCACTGGCCGCCTTGCGGCCGTCTTCGAGCGCGCGACATGCAAGATCGAGCTGTTGTTTCTCGGTGAGTTCGCCGCGCAACAAGGCGTCGATATGCAGGTCGCACCAGACTGCAAAGTCCACATCGAGCCAACGGGCGAATGCTACTGCGAGCTTTGGGTGCAGCCAGGTACCTCCGCTGCGCCCTTTAGTGGTCGCGACTAAAAGGTGGGATTCCCCCACATTTAAGTGGCGCCCCAGCGCTTCCATATATTTCAGCGTATCCGGCAGACGCAGCCACTCGGCCGGCTTCTTGTCGAATCGCTTGGCCACATCCGTGGCGCTGATCCAGCCATCGGTATTGAAGCGAACCTGCTGCCCTTGATAGTGAAACGGGATCACGTTGTTCATGGCATATCCCCTGCAATAGCCCTGGAATAGATCGGCCGCAGCAACGCTCCAGGGAAGGCGCTTTCGGGTGCCCCCTAGCCGCAGCCAGAAAAAAGCCCCGGCGCAAAGGCGACCAGGGCTTGGTAAGCAGGCATAAAAAAACCCGGCAGCCTTTCGGCTCCGGGTTGCGTCGGGTTTTCTGCAGGCACAAAAAAAGCGCTCAAAAGGCGCTTTGGTTACCGCTATGTCCACATTGCCACAAAATTACCTCGAAACTGCCAGCGGTTCAAGATATCCGGTGAACCCCCATCCATCACACCACCTCGGTGTTCTGCACCTCCATCTTGAAGATGGAGGCTTCGCCCGCATCGAAGATGTTCGGGTCCGGTAGCATGCGCAGCTGCACCGGAATCACGCCGAACTCGGCGCCCTGGTTCAGCGGCAGGCCACCGTTGAGGCTGATGCGCACGTAGTAGGCTTCAGTGACTCGTTTCTCGCCATCGCCGGCTTCGTTCACCTGCTCGAACAGCACGCGGTAGAACTTGCGGCCGCTCACGAACGGGTTGACTACATCGACGGTCGGGTAAGTGTAATCCACCTCGATCGGCAGACTCTTCAGCCCACCGCCAACCGGCGCAGAGCTCGCGTTGATGTCGTCCGCCAGCTGGCCGCCCAGCAATACGTGAATGCCGCCCGGAGTCACGGCGTAGTCGACGCCGCGCTCATAGCTCGGCGTGCCGCCTGCGCCAGTAACGGCGCTGACAACCAGCGGCATATGGGCGAGTTTAATGGTGCGGTCGGCATGGGCATCATGCTCTTCGCCGTCGACGGTACCGCTCGGCACCCGCTCGGTGGAGCCGTACAGGATCACCGCCGCCGCAGCCGGGCTGAAGTTCACTGCTTCACCGGTGCAGTTCAGTGCGGTAGTGGAAGTCACACCATCCAGCTCAGGCAGGCCAATACGCTCCGGGTCTTGAATGGTGATCTCGGTCGTCTCCGGCTCGATGGTCACGTTCTGCAGTTTGAACAGCGACTCGAACGCCCGGGTCGGATACGGCGCAACCTTGGTCGGGCCGCGGAACAGTTGGGTGTGCAGCATGGGATTCTCCTGGCCGGCGGCCGTCAGTTGTAGGTCTGGACGTACTGGATGCCCAGACGGATGGTGATGCTTTGGGTGGTTTCGCCTTTCACCGCCCAGCGGTATTCGGCTTCGTCGCCTTCGTCATCGAGCAGGCCGGGGAATTGCCGGTCAGGCAGGTCTTGGCCAATGCCGAAGGCGCGCAGCACATCGACGTGAAAGTTGGCCAGGTCTTGCTCGGTGGCCGTCTTCTTGAACACACCCTCGATTTCGTACTCACGCACGCGAATGGCCTGCGGACGTGCCCAGCCGATCAGCCGGTCATTCCCGCCGCGCAGCAGCACGTGCATGTGGGGTGCGTTGTCTTTCGCCACTTCGGGTGCGACGAATACGGCCTGCACGTCGGTGTAAAAGCCGGCAGCTGGCTTTATCAGCTCAAGCCGCTCCCGCGCCGCCGCTGTTACAGCGGCCACGTTCTGAAATAGGGCCATGGGTTACCTGCTGTACTTGGCGATCTCGCGACGAATGCGGCGCTCGAACTCTTGCTGCAGAAAGATGTTGGTCCAGCGAATGGTGCCGGCGCTGCTCAGCTGCTTGAACCAGTAGGCTGCAGACGGCCCAAGCGCGGCCGTTAGCGCGGTGTTCTTTCTGTAGGTTTTGCCCCGCGCAGAGGTCTTGCTGTTGCGCGTCGACAGGGGCCGCTGCCCGCGGCTGCTTGGGTTGACGAACCCCGCTGCAATCTTTCGACCGCCGAGGCCTTTGACCCAGATACGCGCCCGGGTCTGATCGATCCACTCGAAGAACCAGGTGCGGTAATCATCAACGCGGATGCTGGAGCTGGACGGGATAACGCGGCTGTTGAGGCTGTTGCGCCCTGCCCGTTTCACGGCGATTCGCCCCCGGATATCCGCTGTTGCCAGGGTTGAGCCCAGCAGAGAAGACTTGAACAGCCCACGCATGGGTTTGATGTAGCGCTCGCTACGCGTCCTGGTGGCAGTGGTATTGAGGGCGCCACGGAGAACAGGCTCGACATTGCGCCCTACGGCAGCAAGTCGTGCTTGAGCCATTTCGCGCCCTACCAGGCGAATGCTCATGTTCACGCCACTGGCAGTAGCCATAAGCCCCTCACAATGCCGTCGTCGCTGTCGTCTGCGTAGTTGGCCACCACGTACAGGTCGCCCCCTACGCGCAGTTGGTCGCCCTCCTGCGGGCGCCCTACTTCGATAATTGCCACCTCGGCGCGCGTCATGTAGCTGGTCACCTGGCCCAGCTCATCGCGGTAAGGCGCCTGGTGCGTCAGGTGCACACGGCAGCAGCGCGGTACACCATCGGCCGGCAGGTACTGCGCGGCCTGGCCGACAAGCTCGCTGCAGGTGATGGCCACCTCGGCGCGCAGGCCTGTGAAATCTCGCACGTCATCGATCAGCAGCAACCGAGAGTCAGCGCGAAGGTATAGGCCGGCGCGAAGCCGCGCATCCCACCAAGCGCGTACTGAAACCTTGGCTGAGGCGCGCAGGCCTGTGTGTGCGGGCGCGTCGGCTGTCTCTTTGCTGTTGATGCCAAACCACATCCAATCGAGGCAGCGCACTACCAGGTCGATCTGCAGTTCAAGCAACTCGGCTGGTGTATCCAGTCGACCCGCTCTCATATGCCGAGCCCAACGCGGTAGAAATGCAGCATGTTCTCTGCCTTGGGAATCTTGGAGTAGATGGTGCCCACAACAGACTCCTCACGGTTCGCATACAGCTCGGCCGCGATGATGAGGATGGCCAGGCGCACGCTATTTGGTACAGGCACCTCAGTGCCGCTCTCATCCGTCCAGGGGATTGGCCGGTTGATGAACTGGCTCGCGGTATCGACCGCTGCGTCCAGCTTCATTTGCAGGTCAGAGTCATCAAGCCCATGCCGAATGCGCAGATGGGTTTTGAGCTCTGCGAGGGTCGGCATGGGCATGTGAGGGTTCCTTACTCGGCGGCTTCGGTTTTGGTCGGTTCCTGGTCAGTGGCCAGGCCTCGAGCGATCAGTGCGTCTGCATGACGCTTCGTCACTGAGTAGGTGGGGCCGCCACGACGCTTGATCTCGCCGGCGTCCTGATAGGTGCGCATCGGCCAGATGTCGACGGTTTGTGGGTTGGGGGCTGGCTTATCCGCCGCGTCGGCCTTGGTTTCGGTGTCATCAGCGGTGTCAGCCTTCTTCTTGCCAGGCTTAGCCGCAACCTTGCCGGCGGGCTTTGCAGTTGCGACGGAAGCGGCTTCAGATCCTCCGGCAGCCGGGGCACTGATGTTCGCGGCGTCGGCGGTAGCCTGGCTGGCCTGGGTGTTACTGGTATCAGGAGTTGCCATGGGGATTCCCTCGAGTACGGCGCCCAGTAAGGGCGCCTTGGGTTATCGACTGGATGGCTATCAGCCGCCGGCGGCGCCAGTCAGCGGGCCGGTGACGAAGGCTTCGGGGCGATACACGGCCAGGGCCAGGCGCTGTTCGGCGCGCACAGTGACCATGTTGTTTTCGAAGTCTTTGTCGTTCTCGGTGGAGATCAGGATCTCGACGTCCATGCGGTCGAAGATCTGCGCGCCGAGCGCGAAGGCACCGACCAGGAAGTCGTTCTGCACCATCGCTTGAGTGGCAACGACCGGACGGCGCCACAGGGTCGGTTGGGTGCTGCCCTGGGGTTGGCCGATCAGGTAGTTGCCGTTGGCGTCCTTCAGCAACTCGATCAGCGCCCAGTCGATGGGGTTGAGAACGATGCCATCAGATGGGAACTCAGCCAGCTCAGCCTGCAGCAGCGCCAGGCGCAGACGGTCGATCTGTTGTTCGCCGGTTACGGTCACGCCACCCGGAGCGGCGTAGGCCTGAGCCAGCGGCACGATACCGCCGATGTTGGCGCCAGTGCCGTTACCGAACAGCAGTTGACCTTCTTCGGCCAGCTTCAGGCCGTAGCGGCCGCGCGCGTCGATGAAGCTTTGCAACGCCGGTGCATCATCGAGGATCTGACGGCTTGCCTTGAACAGGTGCGCCAGGGTGCGGACAGGCGCGTTCTCCAGTTCGAAGGTGATATCGGAGTACGGCTTGGCGGTGCCCTCCGCCACCGGAGCCGCATTGTTGGTGAAGCCGGTTTCCTGAACGTACTCGACAGCATTGCTGGAGGTCTGACCGGGGGCGATCAGGTCGCGGATGGTCAATCGACGCTCCGGGGCTGCCTGAATGCCATACAGGCGCTCAGCTGGTACCAGGCTTTCACCAGAACCGGCGGCCGAGGTGATGGCCGCACGCGGCACAGCGATGCGACGAGAGCCACGGAAGGACGAGTCGACACCTTCCATTTGTTGCGAGGCCACAACAATCTCACCAACCGACTGCTGACGCTCGCCCTGGCCACGATCAGAGTTGGCATTCACCAGCTTCTGCTCTGCCTCGTGCAGGCGGGCCTGCAGCTCGCCCTGCTTGGTCAGCATCTCATCGACCTTGGCGCGGGTCTCGGCGCTCATTTCCTGCTGCCGCGCAACATCCTTGTGCGCCTGCTCGGCCTGGGCCTTGAGTTGGTCGCCCACCTCCTTGAGGTTGGCCTGCACCTGCTTGTATTGCTCTTCGATGCCCTCCTCGCCCAGCTTACCCATTTGGGCATTCCAAGCGCGGTAGTTGGATTTGCCGGGCTGCACAGCAAGCGCAGCGAGCGCTACAGCCAGGATGGAGCCGCAAACCGTTTTCAGGTCGAAACCAAAGGTGAGCGGGATCAGCGCTGCGACGGCCAGCACAGCCATCAGGAACAGCGGGGAAAGACGGAATTTCATGGTGTTGTTCCTCATTTTGGGAAGGAGATCAGTTGCATCGGCTGGAGGTCGTACGCGACAGCGCGGGGCTTATCGGACGGGACAGCGCGGAGCGTGTCCCCGCCGGCAGCGCGAGGCGTACCGGACTTGAAATTGGCAAAGAGTTCGCGGCGTTCGGAGCGCGGCATGCCGGCCTTAGCCAGGGCGATATCCATAGCTTTGAGGGCGTTGTTCTGTTGGCTTTCAGGCGTGGTGCTCTCGGTTACCTCGTCCGCCGCCAGCAGACCTGTGGCCAACCCCAGTTCAACGGCGCGCTTACCGCGGATGAAGGTTTCGTCATCCATCATCTCGGCCATGCTTTCCACAGGCTGGGCGCTGGTCTCGGCGTAGAGGTCGGACATGGCGGCGTCGAACTCTTCCATGTCGGCCGCCACGTCGCGCAGGTAATGGCGGTTGCCACAGATGCAGCCCCAGCAGTTGTGGATCATCAGGAACGCGCTGCTCGCCACCTGACGCTCGCTGCCAGCCAGATAGATGACCGATGCGGCGCTCGCAGCAAGGCCCAGTACCTTCGTGGTGACTTTATGGCTGTGCTCGCGCAGGCGGTTGTAGATGGCGATGCCTTCGAACATGTCGCCGCCTGGCGAGTTGATGTAGACAGTTACTTCCCGCTCACCAATGGCCCGCAACGCGGCATCGATTCGCTTTACCGTGACGCCATCGCCCGTCCAGAAATCCTCGCCGATGACGCCATAGATGGTGATGGTGTCGGAGGTGTTCTCAACCGCTGCCTGGATGGCGGGGTTCCATTTTTCGAGCGCGCGCGGGCTCAGCTCGCTGCGCAGGCCGCGAGACTGGAGTTTCAGTTTCATGGTTTATTCCTTTGCTGGGTCGGCGTTGAGCCAGTTCATGAGGGCGGCGCGAACGGACTGGCTTTCGCTCTGCTTGCCCAGTTGGTCGAGCGGCACGAGGTTGGATTGGACGGTGAGGATGTCGTCACCCGGCTTCGAAGGCAGGTTCTCTTTGCGCCGCACTTCGCCGCGGGTCATGTTCCCGTTCTGGGTCATGGTGGCGTAGTAGGCGGCGCGCCCGGCGCTGTCGGCGCGCAGGAATGCTTCCAGCGAGTACTCGGCGTAATAGGTGATACGGTCAACTGCGGTGAGCAGCTTTTTCTCGACACACTGCTCGATCGGTGCGGTGTAGCTCATGATGCAGTAGGTCAGAAACGCCAGTTGCTGCTGCTCCAGGCCAGTGCCCCAGTTGCTGCCCTTGTCGGTTTTCATCACCATCCAGGCCGGCACACCAAACCAGCGGCAGATTTCTTCGACGCTGTGCCCGCGGGATTCCAGCAGCTGGGCGTCGGCGGGGTTGATGCCGATCGCTTCGGGCGTGATGCCGTATTCCAACACCGGCGACTTGCCGGCGTTCATGGCACCGCTGATGGTTTTGGCGTACTCGCGGAAGTCCGTCCGCTGATCAGGCGTCAGCACCCGATCCATCTTGAACGCGACGGTGGGCATCATGCCGTTCTTGAAGGTGCTGTTGGCCGCGTCATCCGCCGACATCGCCGAGCCGAATACGTCGGCGCCATAGCGAATGGCCGATAGGCCCATCTTCCCGTCCAGGGTAAAGGCCGGGATGTGCAGCATGTTCTCGCGGCGGATCTCCCGGCGCGCGCCCTTCTTGGGCTTGTACCAGTACCGCAGCCGGCCATCGTCATCCGTTTCAGGCTTTACGCGGCCTGGCAGTAGGAAGTCGATGGCGATCACCCGACCGGCTGATCGGTGGATCTCGCAGTAGGCGTTGCCCCATAGCAACATCGAGGCGACTACGGCCTGCCAGAAGTGGAACGCGGTGGTGTCTTCGTTCGGGCTGGTGTGCACCACGTCGTAGAGCGGGAAGTCCCTTGCTGTCTCGCGACTGCCATCCGCCTTGCGACGGTAGATGTTGAGGGGGAGACCGGCGACAGACATCGAGATGATGCGCACGCAGGCCCACACGGTGGAGAGTCGCATGGCATTGTCGACGTTGACGGTCTTGCCGGAACTGGACTGGCTACCGAAGTAGCTGCTCCAGAAGCCCCCATCGCTGAGACGGATGGACTTTCCCATCCAGTCGCTCAGGCTCGCCGCAGGCCGCTGCGCCGAAGTTACCAGCGCCTGCATGAGGCTTTTAGCCATTGGTCATACCCCGGCGAATGAAGCCAGCGATGCAGAAAAGCGAGCTTGCACCGGCAACCAGCGACCAGCCGAGACCGGCCAGCAGCCAGACGCCAGCGCACAGCAGCGCGAACCCGGCCAAGCTGACCAGCAGGAATGCATAGAAGGCGTTCATGTGATGATGGGATCCCGTATGGCAGCGAACCAGTCGTCTTCGGTGTTGGGGTTGGTGGCCTGAGCCATGACACGGCCTACAGCCATGATCAACGCCACGGCGCCGTCGATCTTGTTGTCATTGCCCTGCTTGATCGGCCGCACCACGTCGTCGTTGCCGGGCAGGTTCTTGCCGATCACGTTGCCCATGCACCAGGTCATGATGGGGTTACCGTCATGGTGGAAACGGCCACTCAGGATGGCGGCCTCCAGTTCCTTCATGGGCGTGGACATGTTGGTGTAGTTCTGGGTGATGACGACGGGCGTCAGACCTTCGTCTTCAAGCTCGTGCGATAGGCCGGTGGCACCGTGCGGGTCTATCGGGCATTCCTTGACGGCGCACTGGCGCCCGGCATCCTTGGCTTCCTCAAGAATCTCGCGGTAGTCCACCTCGGCGCCGGCGGTCTCGATCAGGTCGCCGGTGTTCACCCAGGCTTGGTAGCGCTCGGACATGCGCTGGTTATCGGTGCTGCGCACGGTGTCTTCCGGCACCCAGAAGCGCGGCGAGACGCAGTAATAGTGAATGCGGTCATCGATGACGCGCCAAAACAGGCGCGCCATGCTGTTCATGTCGAGCTTACGGGCCAGGTCGAAGCCCAGCACGCAGTCCTGCCCCTCGAACTGTTCCAGGGTCAGGCTGGCGTCGGCGCTGTTGCGCCAGGCTTCCATGTTGTAGAAGCCCGCCTTGGCCGACACCCAGATGTTGAGGTGCTTGGTCTTGAAGGTGTTGGTGAACCGCGCAGTGCGGATGGCCCGCTGCTGCTGGCTCTCCAGGTACTCGCGAAACACGGAGATACCGAAGTTGGGGTTGGCCTTGGCCAACACCTTGGGGTCGGTCCAGTCGTCACCCTCGTCGATGGTCCAGATCCACCCGAACAGCTCGTCGTCGGGCACGTCGCCGCTCAGCATCTCGATCACTTGCCGGCGCAGGTCGTAGCACGGGCCTTCGATGTCTGACCCAGCGGTTGTGATGACGAACATCAGCGGCTGACGGCGGGCTCCCATGCCGGTGAGCATGGTTTCGTAAAGCGCGGCAGTCTGGTGCTCGTGGTACTCGTCGACGATAGCGCAGCTTGGCGAAGCACCGTCGCCCGGGTTGCCAATCAGCGGCTCGAAGCGGCTGCCATCCAGCGGCCGATTCATATTCGAGGCGTTGACTTCAATGCCCGCAGCTTCCATCAGCATCGGTGAGCGCTTGACCATCAAGCGCGCCGGGCGAAAAACCTCCCAAGCCTGTTTCTCGGTCGTGGCACCGGCGTACACCTCGGCGCCGAACTCGTCGTCTGCTGTGAACATACTGATGCCGACACCCGCGGCAACGACGCTCTTGCCGTTCTTCCTGGGCACTTCCCAGTAGCTGACACGAAAACGGCGAAAGCCGGTGTGCTTGCGCACCCAGCCGTATGTCATGGCGAAGCCGAACAACTGCCAGGGCTCGAGCGTGACCAGCTGCCGCTTGAAGGCCCACTCGCCTTTGGTGTGCGGGAGCATCTGCATCAACCGCAGCTTCTTCTCGGCCTTGGCCGGGTCGAAGCGGTACCGGAACTTGGCGCCGCGGCTCTTTGCCAAGTCACAGAAGTGCCGCTCGACCGCCTGCCGCACGAACTTGCAGCACGGCACCTTGCCCGCGATGACACGTTTCCCCCACCGAATCGCTGATTCGACGTTGGGGTACTTCGTTGCCATGTCAGCCTTCGATAAGGTCCGCGAACGGGTTTGTAGTCTTCGGTTTCTTGCCACCAGTCAGGCGGCTACGGCTGGATGGATCCAGGCCGAGCAAGGCACCGGTGGTCACCATCTGTGCCATCGACTCCTTGGCCGCTGTCAGCGCTGGGTTCTTGATGGGGCTCCCCATTGCTGACGTCATGATCGCGCCATGCTGGACGACCAGCTCCTGAGCTGATCGCCAGTTTGCGTAGGCCGTGCAGAACACCTCGACGATATGCAGGTCAGTCACGCAAACGATGTGCTGGGCCAGCAGCTCCGGCATCACCGTTTCCCACATCTGGATGGCCAACGGCTCCATCCAGTCGGGCGGATCTACATGAGTGATCTGGGTGAAATCCGGCTCGGACTTATTTAACGCTCGCTTGCCAGGATTGCCGGCCAACTCCTTCTTGGCCGTGGGTTTCGGGCGACGGCCGGACCGCCCCGCAACACCAGCCATGGGCCCCACTCCTGAATTTCATTTTTCGCGGGTGTGAAAATTTGGCTCCCCCCGTCGTTCGGGCATCGGAACGGCTCAGACTTTCGAACCACCCTCCCTTCCAGCGACACTAGAACCGCTCTCACCTATCAACCCAACGCGCTCACCGATGGTGTTGTGGCATGGCCGGCACAGTGCTCGGAGGTTGTCCCATGCCAGCGCTAGGTCGGGATGAGTCTTGACCGGTTTGATGTGGTCAGTGATGTCGCTGGCAGCGTTCTCGCAGTGTTCGCACACCGGATGCTTCTTGCGGTAGTAAGCGCTCAGCTTCTTCCATCGCTCGGTCTTGTAGAAGGCATCCGATTCATCGCGCCGCTCGTTGTAGCGCAGGTGCACCATCCGCTTCGCGGCCTCCTGCTTCTCTGCAGCAACCTGCGCGTGCCGGGAACAATAGGATTCGCCACGCACGAGCTTGTTGCAGCTAGGCCAGGCACAAGGCTTTAAAGGGCGGATAGGCATAGAGAAAACTAGACAGGGCATAATGGATGTTCAGCTCTCAACGGAGCTGGCCACGAGGCAATAGTAGATAAGGACGATTATGGAAATGGAACATGACTCCCCCAGACCAACTCCGATGTGGAGGGTGCTCCTGCTGGTGATCCCTGCTGTCGCCATCTCGGCTAGTGGGCTCACAGCGCTATTCACTGGAGGTGTTGAATACGGGAAGCTTCAGAACTCGCTTGATATCGAGCGGGATCGGTATGACAAAGCAATGGAGCAGCTCTCCTCCTATCAGGAGGCCAACCGTAAGTGGGCTGAGGCTTACTCTTCGAAAGAGGAAGCACTGACTCAAGCGCAAGCTCATGTATCACGGCTTCTCAACGATCAATGCCAAGAAATCCAAAACACGCTCGAGTCCATATCAAGAAGCCTCGCTAATTCCGATGCCTTTGGCTACTCGGAGTCCAGAAGGTCAAGCCTAGAGAACGAGTACAATCAAAACCATGCCTCCCTAAGAGCATGCTTTGCGGCCAGAAAATAAGCCTGTCAACTCGTACTTAGGGACTTGGCTGGCGGCGCTCTTTCCCGTCCCACTGCCACTCATACACGAATATCTGCGGGTAATGCGCCAGGGCATACAGGCTGACACCGAGATGCAGCAGCACCTCCCAGAACGAAGGCTGCTTGCCGGCATACAACGACACCAGCATGCCGAACGCCCCGACCACCACCAGGTAGAAAGCTGAGCACACCAACGGCTGGTCCATGAAGAACACAGCCCGCAGATAGTCGAGCGCGGCCAGAACGATCAAAAGGCACAGCAGTGCATCAACGCCGATCAGAATGGTTGCCATGTCAGGCACCTCGCAGTGCGAGTAACCGCTCGAGCGCCGCCTTCACAGCAGGAATCAGGTTCATCGCCAGCAGACCGATCAGGAAGGCCACACCGTAACGCGACTCCAGATCGCCAGGCAGGCCGAAGTAAGCCACCACGAACGGAGTAGTGAACACAGACGATGCAAAGCCGGTGAGCACCGCCACCACCGCCTCCTTGCGAGTCAGCCCCTTGAGGAAGCTGAGCGACAGGATGGCGCCGACGAAACCGGCAATCACAGCGCCGTACTTCGCCAGCACGGCGCTGCCTGCGGTGGTCGGGTCCATATGCCTCTCCAGAAATATAAGGCCCACACTCAGCGGGCGCGGCGGCGGGCTAGGGAAATCCGCCGCGGAGCAGAAACGAAAAACCCCGGCTCTGGGCCGGGGTTCAAATTTAAAGACTGATCAAGCGCTACTCAGCTCGAAGCTTATCTCGTCGAAGGATAGCCTGATGCGCCTTATTCTTGGCAGCAAGTACTTTCAGGGACCGTTGCTTACCCGGCCTGATCTTCGCGGAGAGTCTGGTGCCGTTATTCTTCGCAACCAAAACAAAATTTTTGGTTGCATCATAAGAATGCCAAGCAAAGGGGACTACGTATCGACCTAGCTGGCCGCCAGTTTGAGGCGTTTCATAGGACGGTACAGAAGTGTGCAAACCGTGACTAAGAACACCTGAAAAACCATTTGTTTCCGCTTCATTTTCTGCAGCGCTGTCAGAAGTTAAGCGAACGTTTCGAAGGTGATTTCTATACAGGTAGGCCCCAACACCAAGAGCGGTGAAGAGCGCAAACCATATGCAAAAGACAACTACTGCCATCATTCTTTCTCCTGCAGGGCGATCAAGAATGAAATACCAACCATGACAAGGCTGATCACAAAAAAAACTGTACACCAAATGAGTGGCTCACCCCGCATTGGACCGCCGCTCATCGAGACAATTCCAAATATAGCAGCGACTGCAAAGCCTGTGCCCATGCTCAGGGCCATTGCGCTTATCCAGCGCGTAACAATCTGTTCCTTATCTGCCATCTTGGAGCGCCTAGCCAAATGAGGGCAAATAATATCACTGCCAAGAGGCGCACGTGCTAGCTCACCCACAGGCGTAACAAAAAAGCCCGGCACAATTACCGGGCTTTCGGGATTCTCAATCCTGAACGCGCAAGATCGACAGGATGGAAGAAATATCGCTCATTCGCTCACTCACCGCAAGCCCTATGCTGCCGCGCTGAGCAAAAGACCTTCGGCGTTCAGTATCTGCTCTGCTGCTGCCTCTGCCTCCTGCAACATTTCCTCGAGCACCGAGCGCACGCCATGCCGCCACCGGCGGCGGGTCTGCTCCGGCCGGCCGCCATCCCCCCAATTGTTCATGTCGTAGAACCACTTCTCCAGCACGATCATGTCAGTGGATCGCTTACCCTCAACCCCAGGCAGCTTAGGAATTGCCCAGGTATACACAGCCATGCTCAAGAACTGATGGGGCGCTGGCGTCGCAATGATCGGAATCAGAGCCTGAATTGCCGCCTTCTTGCGCTCCCGATGCGTGCTGTACTTCGCCAGCAACACATTCCAGTGCCGGTCCTTCAGCTGGCTGTGCAGTCTGGCGTGCACCCAGCAATCGACTTCGCAACGCGACAGCTCGCCCTGGCATGAACGCGCCAGAGTGGCCAGATCAAAGCCATCCTCGTATCCCGCCCGATAGAGCTTCTGCCAAGCCTGCTTACTGGTGTTGTCGATCGCGTCAGCGGCCAGCGCCGATACGATTGCCGCTCGTGTGTTCGTGTAGATCATTGCCCTTCCCCTCAATCCCCGGTGAAGTGCGCGCCGCCCGCGCCCTTCTTGTTGTTGCCCTGGTACCCACTCGCTGCGCCCTCAACGGGCTTCAGCCCTGCTCTCTCCAGCACCTGTTGCAACCGCTTGCGCTCAGCGCCTGACATCGCCAGCCGCAACCGCAGTTGCTCGACCAGCTGCGGATAGTCCAGCGCTGTGCCGTCCTGCTTTACGAACCCGCCACCGTTGCAGCCGGCGCATGCCATACGATGGAAGATGCCTTGGATGAACCCAGCGCCCACGCACACCTCGCAGCGCTCCAGCGGCAGCAGGCGCACTCTCATGCCTGATAGCCCACCGGGAATGGCGACAGCGTGATCTGCACCGCGCCGCCCGGATGAACCATGCCGACCGGCACCTGGCTGACGAACAAGCTGTCATCGACGTAAACGGCCATTTTTCACCCTCCCCACGTAGAAATACTGTTTTCGGCGGAAACGCCCGCCAACACTGGCGCGCAGCCAGAATGCAGAAATGCAGGAACAGCCACTTTCATTCCGTTCTCACTCCGTGCGCACCCGAAAATCCGCACTCGTCCAGCCGCGCATGCCAGCGTTCCAGCGCCTCGCGCCGGCGCTCCATCGCATCACGGGTCAGGTAGGTTTCGGTGGTCACGCCCAAGGCATGGTTGATCAGCAGCTCACCCACCATGTGGTCAACGCCGATATCCGCCAGGCTCGATCGCATCAGCTTGCGCAGGTCATGGCTCGTCCACTGCCGGCCGCTCACTTCGCGCATCAGCGCATGCCCGCTGGTGAGCGCCATGCCAGCACCGCCGCGCACCGGGAACAGCCAGGCGGCTTTCATGCGCGCATCCGGCAGCGCCTGCCGATACTTGGCCAGCAGGCCCAGCACCTGAGCCGTCAGCGGCAACACGTGCTCGCGCCGGCTCTTCGTGTTCGCCTCGGGGATCACCCACACACGCTCGTCGAGTGAGATATGCACCCAGCGCGCCGCCAGCGTCTCCGCGATGCGCGTGCCGTGCGCCAGCATCATCAGCGGCAGCATCCCCTTGGCCGGGTCACGGTTGAACACCTCCACCAGGTGCTGCACCAGCTCCTGCAGGTCCACCCGCGACAGCGCCGCCGGCTTCGGCCGCAGCTTGCCTTTGTAGAAGTCGCGGAAGGTCGTGCCGGCCAGCGGGTTGGCCTCGATGCGCCCCTGCGTCTCGGCCATGCGGAACGCCTGACGCATTCCCTGCAGCGCCTTCTGCACGGTGCGCGGCGCCAGCTCCTGGTGCATCGGGAAAACCAGCTTGTCGTCCAGCAGCACCCGATCCACCTTGCGCAGCGCCACCTTGCCCACGCGCGGCAGCACATGCCGGCGCATCAGCGAGCCCATGCTGCCGCGATACTTCTCGCTGCGCGTCCGGTCGCCCTCGATGCGCGACAGCCACCACTCCACCACCTCACCCACCGTGCGCATGCCCGCCTTCTTGCTCGCCACTACGCCGCCTCCCCTTCGAACTTCGCCACTGCGCGCCCGGCCATGTGGTCAGTGATCGCCTCAACCACGCCGGCACGGCCAGCCCGATAGGCCATCGCCACTGACTGGCCTAGCGCCGTCACCGAGAACACCTGCAGGTCATCAACCAGGAACTCCGCAACCGTGTAGCCGGCATCGGTGATCCAGCAGCTCGGGACCACATCGCCGTCGCGGTTCTTCTTCGGTGCCCAACCGATGGCGGTCATAGCGCCAGTTCCTGCTCGACGCTCAGCTCGACCACCTCGGCCAGGTCGCCGTAGAGCTTGCGGCCATGCGCCTCGGCCAAGGCCTGGCTGGCGAACAGCGCCACCGGCTGGCCACGATCAGCAGCCAGGCCGAGCTTGTCGGCGCGGGAGTAAAGGGCGAAGCGGTACACGGAGGCATCAGGACGCTCAGCCACGCCCACCTCCCAACTTTGCCCGCAGCGCAGCAAGATGTTTGTTCGCCACCTCGGGAGAGCCCTTGCGCATCGGTGCCGGCAGCGCGGCCACCGGTGCCGGCGCCAGCACCTCGCCGCGCGCCATCCGCCGGCGCTGCTCCAGGTACATGTCGCAGAACCGCTTAAAGCCCAGCTTGCGCTCGAGGTTCTGCAGCGCCAGGTAACCGCAGGCCACCGCCGCGTGGTACAGCGACGGGTGCGGCCAGCGCGCCATGCCGGCCTGGGCCGGATGCGTGTTGCGCATGGCGATCTTGTAGGCCTTCTCCTCGCTCGGCAGGCCGAACGCCTCGGGCGCCAGGCACCAGCTCACGAACTCGCCCGGCGTCGGCGGCCACGGGCGGCGATCACGCCCCGCAGTGCGCATGCCATGGTCGATCAGCCCCTGGTGCAGCACGCCAGAGCGGATGCACTCGGCCAAGAACTCGTCCTGCCAGGCGAACTCCTCCGCCTCGCTCGGCCACACCTGGCGCCAGCCGGTGTAAACGCCCTTCAGGCGCTGCATCAGCTCAGCCAACGCTGCCTGGGTGGCGTCATCGATCACCACCTGCTGGGGGTTATGGGCTTGGGTGAGGGCTTGGGGTTTCAAGCCAGCAGCCACCTCGCCAGCGTTGCGGGGCGCGCTCATACCGTCACCACACGGGGCTTGGCCTGGCGAGCGGATCCAATGGGCGCCACCTTGCTCGCCGCGCCGCGTGCCGCATCCTGCTTCGCCCAGGTCACGAGCTTGGCGTGCCACTCGGCCGAGGTGAACGCCAGTGCCTTGGCTTCATGGTGAACACGGAAGGCGCCCAGCGCTTCCATGCACGCCTCAACGCTCACCCCGGCAGCGAACGAAACCGCTCGCAGTCGGGCGGCGTCCGGCGTCCAGTTCAGGTCGAGTGCGAACGGCGTGCGCGCGTCACTCGGTTCACTGGTGGATCCTTGATGGTTAAGTGACGGATTGGGTGCAACCCTTGCACCCCGTTCTGTCGTAGATTGCACCTCGTGCTGTTGTGGTTTGCACCCCGTGCTGTCGCCATTTGCACCCCGTGCATTTTCACGGGGTGCACCAGTTGCAGGCCGCTCAGCACGAGGTGCATCAGCTGCACCCCGCTCCATGGCCAGGTCATACACCACCGGCCGCCGGTCGCCGCGGTCGATATACGCCGCAGCAATCGCCTGATTGCCCGGGCGAATCGCCCCCAGCTCCTGCAGCTGCTCCAGCTTGTAGCGCACCGTGCGCACAGCCAGCCCGGTGTCATCGGCCAGGCTGGCAGCCGAGGGGAAAGCCCCGCGCCCATCCTTGTCCGCATAGTTGGCCAGGCACAGCAGCACATGCCGCGCCGACGCATCAGAAACCACCGTCTGGGCCAGCGCCCAGGACATCGCTTGAACGCTCATTGCTGCACCGTCGATTGATTGCGCGCCACGTTTTCACCACTCACAAAACGTGGCGCGGCGTTGAGTTTCTGCGCCAGCACGGCCAGGCCCTTGGCGGTTACGCGCACCTGGCTGGCCAAGCGCTTGGCGCCGTCGTCCTCTGTACCGATCACCGTCACCTTGTGATCGAGCAGGCCGGCGGCCTGGCGGGGCTGAAAGGCCATCCAGCGGGCGTTACCCTCGCGGCGATAGATCCAGCGGTTGGCCTGCATCCAGGCGATCAGCCGGCAGCGCTGCACGCCCAGGTGCTTGGCCGCATCGGTCAGGCACATCGATCCGGCGGCCTCAGCGATCCGCGCCAGCGCCTCCACCTTCGGCGCCTGCTCGCTCACCACCACCTGCAGCTGGTTGTTCTGCTCGGCCAGGTCGGCGGCCAGGCGCAGAGCCTCTGGCAGGGTCTGCGGCAAGCGCGGCACCTTGCCGGCCTCCAGCGCCTGCCAGCGGTCCACCAACGCCGCGGTGAACTCCGGCGACAGCTGGGCCACCAGCACGATGCTGTCGCGCCGGCCACGTTCGCCGCTGAACACATAGACCGCCACCGGCTTGGTGGCAGTGGGGATTTCCTGCATTGCAGGTAATTCAATTACGCCCCGTGCGGCCAGGCGCTCGATGGCCACCCGCACGTTGTCGTGGCGCGACCCGACCAGCTCGGCAATTTCCCGGCTGTTCATGCGGGGCGCCTTGTCGACGATCAGCAGTTGATTCATACTCAGGTCACCTCTTGCAGGTGTTGTTGAAGAAGCCGGGCCGCAATCCCGGCTTTTTTGTGCGTGGAATTCGGTAGGCACCCCCCATCATCCACACGTTTTCAAAAGTGCAAGCCCTGCTCTGGCGCGCACCTTTCACCTAATAGCTGCCCGTAGGTGTCCAATTTCCGGGGCAACCGCGCAGCTTTTTCGGCCACACACCAAATAGTGGCCAGGCAGTGCCCCTTCTCCGGGCTTTCTGCATGCAGAAACTTTTCTGCGTTCACTCCACCACCCGCAGCTGCTGCCCCCTGCCCGCCGCAGCCAGCACGCTCTCCGCAGCGCGGCGCAGCTCGCAGGAACGGCTCTCCACCGCCAGCAACGCCTCGACCATGCGCGGCAGGTCCGGCATGTCGTCCTCACAGATGCGCCCGTCCGCCAGCACCACGCCCGTCGCCTCCACGGCGGCGCCCAGGCGGCTGACAAGTTGCCCGAACGCCGTCACGGGGCAGCCTTCCACGCCCAGATCCCGCGCACCGATCAGCCCGTGCCGCGCCGCCAGCTCATTCACGCAGGCCTCGCGCCACTCAGGCGCCAGCGCCAGCACCCAGCCCTCCTCGATCCACGACGGCAGGTCCACATCGCCGGCAAGCCAGCGTTGCACCCGCTTCAGCCAGGAGGCCGTGGCCTTGATGAACGGATCGGCGGCGCCCACCTCGGCCAGAGCCGCGAAGTTCGGCACCCCTTCGGCCTCAGCCTTCACCGGCGCCAGCGTGTGCAGCTCGGCGGCCAGGGCCTGGGCGAAGTCAGCGGTGCTCAGAGAGGTACGCGCGATCATCCCTGCGGCATGCGCCACCAGCACCTGGTCACGGGTTACGGCGTGTCCTGCTTTGGACGTGGTCATGTTCTGCTCTGCCTCTTATCGTGGTGGCCATGGGTGAGCCACTGGGGAACGGCTCAGGCCGCCTCGGTCTTGCTTTGTTGCGACGGGAACGGACGCACCTCCTCCGCGGTAAAGGTGCCGTCGTCGTGCTCAGTGACGTAAACAGCACGGCCAACGCTGAGCGCCTTGCTTAGCGAGCTCTGGCGCATGCCGATGAGCCTGGCGGCGGTCACTTGACCCTTCTCCGCAGCAAACTCACTGAGGGTGATTCGGCGCATGGTCGAGTACTCCGGTGTTCGTTCTCGACAGAAGTATCGCCGCCGGCGTTGATTTGGTCAACGCCGGCGGCGATGGATAAACTATCGCCGCAGGGAATAAGCTGGGCAGATGAAAAAACGCGACCTTGAAGATTGGGAATTGGCCGAGTGCACAGCGCTGAAAAACGCCGTGGACGCCTACAACGCCGGCAAGCCCAGAGCTGAACGCCTGAGCCAGGGAAAGATTGCTGACGCCCTCGGCATGAACCAGGGCTCGGTCAGCTCATATCTGAACGGCGTGAACGCGCTGAATGCGCGAGTCGCAGGCGTCATTGCCGGCCTGATCAAGGTACCGGTCGAGAGCTTCAGCCCCAGGCTTGCGAAAGAAATTTCCGAGATGGCAGCTCCGATAGCTGTCGAGAACCAGAGAGGGTCTGGTGGCCTGGCCGTAGCCGAGCAGACTGGCACCTACGGTGGCGCCGCCGCGAAGGTGATGGAGATGCTCAGCAAGCACGGCAAAAACCTCACTGATTCAGCTCAGCAGCGCCTGCTGCAGGCCGTCAGCGAAACGCTCACCGAGGTGAAGTCGGGCAACGTCATCCCGGGCAACTTCTCCCGATCGGCCCGCGTGCAGGACGGTGACATCCTCATCCCGCAGTACGATGTCCGCGCCTCGATGGGGCACGGCCAGGTGCCGGCCGACTACGTCGAGTTCGTGCGCAACGTCGTGGTCAACGGCCTGCAACTCGAGAAGCTGGGCCTGGAGTACACCTCCCCCGCCAACCTCAGCATCATCACCGGCTGGGGCCAGTCCATGGCCGGCACCATCGACGACAAGGACCCGGTGATCGTCGACCGCGGCGTCACCGAGTTCAACGGTGACGGCGTCTACGTGCTCACCTGGGACGGCATGCTCTACATCAAGCGCCTGCAGAAGGCCGACGCCAACCACTTCGACATGATCTCCGACAACGAGAAGCACAAAGACCGCGTGGTGGGCGTCGACGACGTGACCATCCATGCGCGGGTGCTATACGTGTGGAAAGGGCAAAAGCTTTGACTAAATTGACCGATATACCTTGGAAGGTATAATGTTCGCCCTCTCATACTCACCCGGAGCTCAGGAAGACGTACGCCAGCTCAAGAGCATCGACCCTAACGCGGCGGCTTTGGTGCTGGCAACGGTTCAAGAGATTCGTGGCGACCAAAATTTGCTCGACAGTTTAACGATACATGAATTTGAAGATCGGATATCGAAACTAGATCTAACCTACAATGTCAAACATTGGTGGGAGCACTTCAAGAGGGGCAGGGACTTATGGCGCCTTCGCGTCATTGACGATGAGAACCTGCTTACGGATTACAGGATTATTTACGCATATTGCATTCCTGAATCCAAATATTACATCCTGGGAGTAGTGCCGAGGAGCTTCAATTATGACAGCAACCATACGCAAACAAAGCGCATCTTGGCAGAGTATGAAGAGCTGTGCAATTAGCAACTTTGCCATCACAAAGAGCAATGTGCACATCAAAGCAAAAATGACTGCAACCAAAGGCAATGCCAAAGAGATCATAACAACAAAAATAGTCTCGGGAGAGCTACTTACTGATTGGGCCCAACAGCTACTGGCAGAGCTTAACGTTAGAGCTGTAGAAGTAGAGAACAAAGCATCAAGCTCTTATATTGACGCAGACGATTTTGAGCGACAGTTAATTTCTGAGGATGCTGCCTTTGCCAAGAATCTTCTTCGTGCCCGGCAAAAACTAGGAAAAGTACTTGGTGCGCAAGGACTGAAAGCAATACGCCTTAACGCTGGGCTGTCTCAGCTTCAGCTTGCTGAGCTCATAGGGACCAGTCAGCCGCATATAGCGCGCCTGGAAAAAGCACCTCAGAACATGCAGCTTGATACAGCCGTAAAGCTTTCGCACGCACTATCAATTGACTTGAAAGACATAGCGATTGCAAGCGGGCTAATTCCGGAACCAGCAAAATGAACAAATTTGTTTCGACAGTCTTCTGCGATGACGTCAGGCACGAGGTCGGCGGCAAGGCTACCTACGTCGGAATTTATGGCGGAACGATGTTCGTAAACAGCTTCCCCGCCGAGATCCCAAAGCTTTACCTTGTTGCGACAATCTCGGTCCCTATCGAGCAAAACCTGAAGAATGCAAAGCTAGTTATCCTTCAAGACAGCACTACGGCAGCCGAAATTGAAGTGCCACCAACACCAGAAGTAACAGAAGAGGAATTGAATGACGAAGTATTCGGATATTCTGCCACTTATATAATCTGCTTTTCTCCATTAAAAGCCAGTGAAGAAAGTAAAATCAGAGTATTCCTGCAGGAAGATGGTGAGCCACCATTAAAGGCACAAGGGCTCAGCATTAAGCTGACTGAAGAAAATACACAGAATGAATGAAAAAGCCCCGCAAACGCGGGGCTTTTTCATTTCAGGTGCAACCGTTTTCACCTCACCCCAACCTCTCCAGCTCCCACCTCACAATGCTCTGATACTGCGCCGGCCAGTTGCTCTTGGGCCCAGCCTGCCCACTGCCCTTTCCGCTTGCCCCTATCGGCCCAGATCCGGCCGGCATCCGTCTTCGCCCGGTACAGGTTCTGCTGCCAGAACTAGAACATGGTCGCCTTCGCATCCTCCAGGGCATTGCGCTCATCGAAGGGAAGGTTAACTCATGGCAGCGGTTCGGCAACTGAACAAGGCAGGCATTTTAACAGCCGCAAAACGGGACCCAAGCATAGGCTCGCTCAGCCGGCTCCTACCAGAGCATCGTTCGCCCACAAAAAAGCCCCGCAGGTGCGGGGCCTTTTCTACCTGCCGGCGCGGGCCTTAGCGGAACACCGCGACCATAACGCTCTGCGGGTCTTCCGAGAGGCCCGTCCCTTCCGCAATGCACACGACATTGAACGAGGTCGTGGTCGGCGTAACGTCCTTGAACACCTGCGAAGTAATCCGACTGGAAGTCGAACCACGCACGTTGATGCTCACGGCGTAGTCCGCATCAGGCGCCGGCTCCGCGAAGTTGATCGTGTAGTGGCCGGCACCGTTGTCAGTGACACTGGCCACGTTCTTCGAAGCACGGATGGACAGCGTGCCAACGGCATTGAAGTTGACCCATGCGAAGACATCCGACTGTCCCGCACCGCCACCACCGACCTTCACCCAGGCAGCGGGCGCATGGTCCTTCAACCACCAGAAGGTCTCGTCGCTCTCCTGGTACGCAACCTTGCCAATGTCCTCGGCGGTGAAAGCAGCCGCGAGACGCGCCGTGGAGTTCGCGAACTCCCAGCAGTGGATTCCATGTCGTTCCGACAGGGGCATGTTTTTATGAAGCATCAGGACACCTCCGCAATCACAACGTCGCCGTTGCTGACAAATACAATTTCCGGCTCATCAACATTCAGACAAGCCACCGGTTCCTTCCAAGTCCCAACCTCTTGCTGCTCCGCAGCAGCTGCACTGTCAGTTGCGGCCTGGATACTACTCAGTTCTTCCATAACTACCCTCCAAGCGGCGTTCGCGCTCCGCACAAGGCATAGGGCGTTCAACCCCTGCACCACTCATTGCACTGAGCGTGTTCCCCTACCCAAAAGACCCACCATCAAGGCGTTGCCACCCAGTCCCTGGTAACAACACCTCCCCCCGAGATCAGAAGCTGGAAACCGGCGAGATCAGAACGGCGCCGAAGCCTCGGCAACCTCCACCCGCAGCAATCCCTCCTCCTCCTCGATTCGCTCGTCCGCATCCGTGGCTGCATCCCAGCGCAAGGTCACCGTGCCGTCCTCATGGCGATCCAGACTCAGTCCGTCTGTCTCCTGAAGTAGCTCCAGGATCGCGCTCCATGCGTAGTCCGGATCGCTGTCCAACTGAAAGATCGTTACGCGCCGACTCAACTGCGCGATGGGCCCCTGAATCATCGCGGTAACCCGCAAGCCCAGGCGGTCGATCGCATTCATCGGCGTGTTCTGGTCATTTCGTGGCATCGGATATCCCTCCCAGATAACTGTATGCATATACAGTAAACGAGTAAACCACCTTCTCGCAATGAGCTGATTCCCTTGCGCGCAAGATTAAATATATCGCCGCAGGCGTTGACTTATAAAACGCCGGCGGCGATATTTAATTCATCGCCGCCGACAACGACGGCTAGGCCGCAAGGCCACCGCTCTTTAACAACCAGCGCCATGAACAGCTAGCCGGGCAACCGGCGAGGCAGCCCCGGCCATCACCTGTGGGGCGACAGAAAGTCAGGTGAACCAACCGCTACGCCGCCCGGCGACCGGCGCACCGATCCGTAAGCGAACAGAGGCGCTGCAGGACGGTGCGAGGGGCTGACCGAACCGCGCGAATGACCCGGACGGCGTAGCGAGCAACACCCGGTTTCACCAGCAGCCCTTCCCACGAGGGGCTGACGGGAAACCAGCCAAATCGATAGGGGAACCGCCATGGCCTACTACATCGACGACTACATCAGGCTTTGCGGCATGTGCAGCCTGGACGTCGGGACCGTGTGGAACATGCACAACTTCGTAATCCCGTCTCTGGAACGCGAGGCGGAGCGCTACCGCGAGTGTTTGGCTGCAAAGCCTGATGGAGACACAAGCGAAGGATGGTCCGCTATTGAGTCCGATCTGAACCGCCTGGAGCAGGCCATCGCAAACGGCCGCAAGCGCTGTCAGCGCGAGCCGCGGCAGCAACAGTTGTTCGCAGCATGAATTTCCCCTGGCAGCCCTTCTCAAGAGGGGCTGACCTCCGTCACCACTTCTGAGGTGCCAACCATGAACGCACTCACCAAAGCCCGCGAGTCCATCGCGGAGCTGGTCGCCGCCCTGCGCCTGACCAGTCAGGCCCGCATGGCCGCAGAAGCCCGCAAGCGCCAGCCGGTACCGGCACCGCGCGCCACCCACCTGGTGTGCAGCGGCAACGCCATGATCCGCGTGGTGGACGTCGACACCGGCAAGGTCCTCGGCTTCCGCCGCACCCTGCGCGAGGCGCGCTGGCTGGCCAGCGCCCTTGAGCGCGGCCTGCACCTGCAGCAGTGAGGCGCCAGCATGCTCCAGACCCCACACTACCGCTCGCACGCCGAGCAACAGGCCGCCCTGGGCTGCGCCGCAGAGCTGGACCCGATCAAGCATCCGCGTCGCTACGCCCTGCAGCAGGCGCGTGAGAAGTTCGTCCCGCCCAAGCGCCGGCCGCAGCCGGCAAGCTTGGAGCGCACCCAGGAGCTGCTCGAGAAGGCACGCACCGTCACCCACCTACGTATCAACGATGCAGCCCGCACGCTCGGCGTGTGCCGCAGCGTTCTCACCCGCCTGCGCGATGACTACGGCCTGGAGTTCGCGCCAGCCCGCGAGAACGCATCGGGCCGCCTGAAGCGCCTGGCCGGCGACAACCCGACCATGCATGAGCTCGCCGCAGCTGCAGAGCTTTCGTACTCGCACACCTACAAGCTCTGCAAGGAGTACGGCATCGAACCCGGAGTGCCCTATGGCCAAGACACAGAAGGATCGTGACCAGGGCGTGGCCAAGCGCCGCAAGGATGCTGGCGAGGTCGAACTGCGCCACCGCGTCCGCCCGGGCATCCTGATCGTCATGGCTGAACTGATGGACTGGGGCGAACACACCGAGCGCACCGAGTGCCTGCAAACGCTGCTGACCAACGTGCACGCCCTCGGCCGCGACCAGGCCGCCGCCCTGTTCCAACCGCCGCGCCACGAAATCCAGCTATCGGAAAACGTGGCGCGCCAGCTCTACCAAGAAGGCGCTCAGGAAGCAGGCAGGATGGATCGCGAAGATCTCAGATAGATATCCCCGCTCGCGACTGTAGTTACGAGAACTAATCCTTCAAATACAGCGAATGGAGGTCAGCAAAGCAACTCAACACTTCGGCCTTTTCTCTGGGGTCGCTCGGACGCTCCCCCATCATTATCGAAGTGTGAGCATCGATCAGGACCCTTTCGATATCCAAGTCCTCTCGATTTCGTTTCAATAGTGCAATCAATAGATGCTCCATCGCTTCAACACGAGCTTGTGTATACGTCATAGCAATTTTCGGCTCATGAAAGAAAAAATAGTCTTACCGTGAGTTGGATTCGAAGCTGCCAGGCAAGACCGGCGACCAGGCCCTGCCCTTCTTCTTCGCTTTCTTGGAGCGATGTTTAGCTGCCTTATGATAGAAGCCCGATAGAGCCTCTTCGGCAGTCACCGCGAACGCGTCTGACACGCCTTCCAGTTTTGGCGTCTTGACCCTCTTCGAGAAGGCGGCCCGCTGCGTTGATACTGGCTTCATCCCTGTCATCGATGATTACTCTCTCTCAAGTCTAAAGAGAAACTGACCAGTTCGTGCTCTTGTTGCAACACCGTTATCGATAAAGCCAACAAAGTCTCCGCCAGGACCATATATCTCCTGGCCATCAATACGGAAACTCCAAGTCCCATTCGCAGAACGCAAGTATCCGTCCTCAACCCAGCCTACTTGGGGGCCTTCCGTACCTGCTCCGTAGGCCAGATAACGTCCAACGCTGTAATTAATAGGCATGGCTTACTCCTGGCAAAGCTCTCAATCCCAGAGCCCGCTTTGCGAATGGATCATTGGCCTCGCCTGCCCCGCCTTGCGCTCCTGCCGCAGCCAATCAAGTGTGCGCGCGATATTGAATACGTAGGCGTTGGCATGAAGCACAGAGAGAGCTGAACGACTAATACCGTAAGACCCGCAGCTATGGCAATCAACAAGATCGGCGTCCCGCTGACTATCGACTTGATCAGCGTCCTTGTCGCAAATGTAGCAACGCATACACCCCTCCTTGTTCAGGCCCCATGCCTGCCCCAATAGATATCTCATTTCCAACCAACAAGCCACTGGCCAGTAGCAGCAGGCCAGTAAGCACGGAGCACCCATGAATCCCTATCGAATTATTGGACCCGCTCAGATCGGGCTCAGCGGCGGGCGCACGTCCGGAAAAATGATGCACGACATTCTTGAGGCTCATGACGGCAAGCTGCCGGAGGATGTGATCGTCACCTTCCAGAACACTGGCAAAGAAGACGACCGAACCCTGGTGTTCGTAAAGGAGATGGACAGGCGCTGGGGCTTGAATGTGGTCTATCTCGAATATGACCGAGTGTACGGCCAGGCCAAGGACAGGCCCTGGTTCAAGATCGTCGACTTCGAGACAGCGGCGCGTAACGGAGAGCCATTCGACATGATGCTTGAGTACTTCGCTCAGTACCGGCGCAACGAGAAAGGAGCGCCGCCAATCCTGCCAAACTTCGCCAACAACCTTTGTACCGGACACCTGAAGATTCGCGTAGCCGAGAAGTACATGCGCTCGCTTGGCTTCGACCGGTGGGATTGCATCATCGGCATCCGCCGAGATGAGCCCCGCCGCTATCACAAAATGATGGCGGCCAATGCCAGGGGAACCTCTCGTTGGGAGAGTATTTGCCCTCCATATGTTGCCGGTGTGACGAAGGAAGACGTCGCAGAGTTCTGGGCACGCCAGCCATTCGACCTGGGTATCGATTCAGACCTGGGCAACTGCGATCTGTGCTGGAAGAAGAGCGAGGACAAGATCTATCGGGCCATCATCGAAGACCCTTCTAGGGTGCTCTGGTGGTCGGGCACCGAAGAGAAGTTCGGCCAGGTGTTCCGCCAGGATCGACCGAAGTACGAACACATGGGGTGGTATGCCGAGCGTATGGCGACCCAGGAGTCATTCGACTTCGAGCCATATGTCTCAGAGGACATCGATTGCTTCTGTGGGGACTGAGCCAGCCCAGCCTGCCCGATCTGCTCAAGGACGGACAGCAGGCCGGGATGACGTGATCATTTATCGGAAAACCAAGCACTCAACGCGACCAATACCAAGGACACATGATGACTGTTGGCAAGCCCTACACGCGGCCACTTATGGATATTGTTTGTTTTTACCGGACGCCCTGTTTGTTGGCGTAGCTGACCTATCTGCTGCTGTAGGGTCTCTAGATTCAGACCCGTAGCCGCCGACAAACCGCTGGCTTCGAATGCTAGCTCGGCGAGATTCCCATCGGCTATATCCCGTGAATATGCCGTTAGCAACCCTTTCCCGCGCGCCCGATAGCGGACTCCGTTTCCGCTATCCAGCTTTTCACCTCTACCGATGATCGTCTCCAGCTCTATTTGAAGATCACTGAATAATCCCATAGAGGAACCTCCCAGCCCGCTAAAGGTTGTAGCGGCACAGGTTTATATGCTGATGGCGTGAATCGCCCCGTTTTTTGTGGAGGCCGTTCGTTTCAGATCAATCGATCCAGGTACTCGCATGCCTTTGACTTCTGCTCCGGGCCTCCTGGCCCCTTGCTCCCAAGCAGAGTGCCCCTAACCGAGTCTTTGATCTGATGAATGAAGGTGCCATTGTTGGTGCTGTCTTTGAGCATCGCCATAACCAAATGCTCTAACACTGCAATCCTGATTTCTACGTCTTCCATACGTCACTCCCTTTACCCGGCGCCATGCCGGTCCCAAAGAGATACCTCATTACCAACCAACAAGCTACTACTCACCTCCACAGCGAACCGTTACCCTCTGCGCCTGAAATGGAGCCAAGGACAGCGCATGAGTTCGCCCTACGAGATCGCCTTCGAAATCGGCGAGATTTACGACAGACGTACCCAGATTCACGAGCCCTTCGGCGGTAGCCGGCAAAGCGGGATATCTCCTTCCGCCAAAGCCCCAGCGGTGTTCATCTTCACAGGAGATAGTGGAGAGCAGTTCGGCTATAGCGACCATTTCGACGACTTCGGTGTATTCCACTACACCGGTGAAGGTCAGGTGGGGCATATGCAGCTCCGCGGTGGAAACAAAGCCGTCCTGGAACATTCGAGCAATGGGGCTTCCCTACACCTGTTCAAAGCGCTTGGAAAGAAAGCCGGCAAGAGTCTCGGCCAGCAGTACATGGGGGAATTTGTCTGCGCTGGTCACGTATGGAAGGACGGGCCGGATCGGAAAGGCTCCATTCGTCGAATCATTCAGTTCCACCTACTGCCGATCGATCGCGTGAACGAAGCGACGGTAGAGGAAGCTACGGAGACGCCTCTGCCTACCTCCATTTCAGAGGCACGCGCATTGGCACTGAAAGCGATGAGCTCGCAGGAAGGTGCAGGCGCCAGCACCACAGTTAGAACGATCTACCAGCGCAGTGCCCAGGTGAAACATTATGTGCTGCTACGCGCCGCAGGAAGATGTGAGTCTTGTGGCAAAAGTGCTCCATTCCTCAGAAAGGACGGCACCCCATACCTCGAGCCTCACCATATCAACAGGCTTTCTGATGGTGGTCTCGATCATCCTCGTTACGTAGGGGCTGTGTGCCCAACCTGTCACCGTGAGATCCACTATGGAGCCGGAGGGGCGGAGAAAAACGATCAACTCCGTGCATACGTCGATAAGCTGGAGTCCAGCATCTGGGTCTAGTACCACCAGCAACAGCCGAGGCCATCGCCCACGTCATTCCCCTTGATGCTGACCGCTCGGCGAAACCTTCATACTCAGCATGCATGCCCATCTGGGTGCGACCGGTTGCCGTCGGGCTGAGTGTTGCAGAGGTGCCGCTGGCATAAGCCGCCGCAAGCCCAACAGCTCTCGGTATGGAGAAATGGACCAATTGGATTAAATCGAACTTCTGATAAGAGCATCGATATCTGCTCTTGCGAGTTTCTTCGTTTCCTCTAACTCAGCCCGAAATGAAGAGAACTCTTCAAGAAGCTGGAGAACCTCCAACCTCCCTCGACCAGGGATACAGGCCTCTACCTTGAGACCAATTTTCACGGTGTAATCCATATAAAGCTCTTGCAGCTTCTCATAGGTCCACTTGAACGAGTTTATCTCCGGCTTGCTCATATAGATGCTGGCTCTTCTCAGCACTTGGGAGTACTCACTGCTAGCAGCAAAAAATGCCTTTCTGGATTCTTCCACCTGTGCATTGGCAATGGAAAGCTCATCGCCACGCCATTTGGCCCCACCCACTGAATGCACCTTCTCGATATGTAGGTAGAGCGCCGAGAACGAATTATCTAGGGACATTAGCTCCAATAGGGCCTTGTGTTTCTCAGATTTGCTCCAAGCATTTACGGCCACTATTGCAAATACAGCAGCCACTACCGTCGCCAAGTCGGCGGCGCTACTGAGAATGTCCTTGGCGCTTTCCCCAACAAGAATCGGGTACATCAACGCGCCTGCTGAAAACAGCAAAGCGCATCCAGCCCCATAAAGAAACTCATTTCTCATCTTATCCCCTGCGAGCAAAAGGTCTCAGAACCTAATACCCCACTCCATGCCATAACGCCACTACGGCGAAGGATTCCCTATGTCCAGAACAATCCACTGCTGCCTCGACGTCCGCGGCGCACTGAAGAACATGACCCGGCGTCAGCTCGCCGGTTTGTTTCGCCACGACGACGGATCCAGGGCCACATCCGACGAGGCGAAAGAGCATCTGATGGACGCCATCAGCAAGGGCTACCAGGTGCTGCCGTTCGGCCCGTCCTGTGAGGGCTTCAGTTCTCAAACCGGTTGCCCAGGGCATGAGCAACCGTGAACACCCCAACCTACTGCCGCACCACCGGCCTGCGCATTGGCAAATGCCAGTGCCTGCGCTGCAACCCGCCCAAGGAGCCAGCGCCATGTCCCTCACCCTGAACGCCTGGCACAACCCGGAGCACCAGGCCTGGCAGCCGCGCATGGTCTCAATCACCGGTGAAACACCCATCAAAACCATCAGCGGCTACTACACCCCCGCCGAGCTCCGCACCCTCGCGCGCCAGCTCATCACCATCGCCAACGACTCCGACCAGGGCGAGCAAGGCCCCGTCACCTACACCGCCGAGGATTAACCCATGCAGCCACTCATCTACGTGGCCGGCCCATACCGGGCGGCCACACGGGACGCTATTGCCCAAAACATCGAAGCCGCCCGCGTGATCGGCATCAGCGCCGCCGCCCTGGGCTGGTTCCCCGTCATCCCCCACGCCAACACCGCCCACATGGAGCTCGACCTGCCTCAACTCGGCGACGAGTTCTGGCTGCGCGGCACGATGGAAATGATGGAGCGCTGCGATGCCGTCGTGCTGGTACCTGGCTGGGAGAACAGCGCCGGCACCCTCGCCGAAATGGCCCGCGCCGACGCACTGCGCATCCCCATCTTCCGCACGCTCGACACCCTCCCCAGCGCCCGTGCCTTCATCGAATGGCTCTCCGCCAACGTTGCCCGCGCCAGCCAGCATCCTTGTCCGATGCGAGGTCGGCGGGTGAAAGCTAGTATCTAGCTCACCTCGCTCAACATGCTCTTCTTGATCCACTCGACGGCGGCACGATAACCGCTGCTGCTAGTGCACATGTGCAGTGGTGCACGCCCAGCGGTCTCTTCACCCATGCGCGAGCAACGCTCCGTGACCAGATAAAACATACCCTCCTGTTCATCGAACTCGAGGTAATGCCATTTCTCGTCGCCATTCCTGTCGTGATAGCTGAGCTGCACCCGCATATTCACCTCTCCAGCCGGCACCATGCCGGCCATCGAACCTACCCCACATTTCCCATTCACGCCAACCGGCGAGGTATCCACATGCACAACGCGTACGGTCTCGACGCATCGCGCCCCAGCAACAGGAGCAACAGCCATGAATACGGTGGTCGCATGAATTTCGAGATCAGGTGCTACAACGCGCCTCGCGGCACAACGCTGAGCGAGAGCGACAAGGGTGAGTTGGTGATGGCGGCCGAGCACAACGCAGCCATCGACACTCTTCGCAATCAGGTGGCGAAGTCGCGGGCGGAGATTGCCAAGTTGCAGCAAGAGCAGGCAGAGCTGCAGGAGGCGCTGGAGCATGCGCGACTGTTCATCCGCAACGGCATCGAACTTGGCTTCATCAGGATGCCAGATGCCGATACGCCAGACCCGGCGCACGACACGCTGCCGAAGATCGAAAAAGCCCTCGCCACATGCAGCCAGGCGCAACAAGGAGGCAGCAATGACTGACCTGAAAATGCTCAGCGCACAGGCGGCGCTTGTGAAGCTGTTCGATCAGGACTACTTCAGCATCTGCACTATCGACAACATCTCCAAGATGATGGGCATCAAGCCAGAGCGAGAGGCATACCAGATCCTGAACACCCTGCATTGCGTCCACTACGACCAGATGCCCTCTGCCCTGCTGCAAGCTCTCCCTGAGCTGATCATGCGCGTCATGCAGTCGCCTGCCCTGGACGCCAGCCGAATCAACATCGTCAGCGAAGGCAGCAGCCTGAAGCTGGTCAAGCACTGAGCCAGGCGCAACGCCAGGCCTGATCCCCACCACCCTTCCCCTTTTCTATCTGCCCACATAGGGCGGGAGGATTTTCTGTGTCCGAGATAAAAGAACGACCAATCCTGTTCAGCGGCCCGATGGTGCGGGCAATTCTTGAAGGTCGGAAGACGGTGACTCGGCGCGAAATCAAGCCGACTATGCACAGTGCCGACCTCCAGTTTGATCTTCAGCAGGAGGCTGACGGTGGTTGGCACCCATACCACACATTCGATGAATCCCGATTCGATCGCAACGGCACTGAACATCCCATCAAATGCCCATACGGCCAGCCAAGCGAAAGACTGTGGGTGCGCGAGAGCACCGAGGCAGACTACGACACGCACGACGCTGTGACTCTGGCGCGCTACTGCGCCGACAAGGCTCCCGTTCTGGTCACCGGCTGCGCAGATCCTGCGTTCAACGGCTCCGTGGCGCATTGGAACTACCCCCGCGATGTTCGCCCATCTATACATATGAAGCGAGAGCAAGCCCGCATCCTGCTGGAGATCACCGCCGTGCGAGTCGAGCGGTTGCAGGACATCAGTGGCGACCAGGCCGAAGCCGAAGGTGTTGATGCAGCGATGTGCAGGCAGTTTCTCGAAACCTCGCCTAGCAGGCACGAGTGCAAAGAAGCCGTGATTCACGGCTTCTCAGGCCTGTGGGCATCTATCAATGGCTCGGACAACTGGGCAGCAAACCCCTGGGTGTGGGTAGTCGAGTTCAAGCGGGTGACGCCATGAAACTGAACACGATTGATGCGTGGGAGGGGGTGATGCCATGTTCATGACACCCGATGAAGTGGCCGAACTGACGGGCTACAAGAAGCCATCAGCCCAGATCAAATGGCTGACGGCCGAGAAGTTCGGCTTCGTGGTGGGCGGCGACGGGCATCCCAAGGTACTGCGCGACGTTGTATTGTCGCGCCTTGGGTCAACCAAGCCATCGAAGAGAGAGCCGCAGTTGAGGCTCATGGGATGAGGGCGCACGCATGCGACCGAGGAAGAAGGATAGGCACCTGCCGGCCTGCATGTATCACAAGCACGGCGCGTACTACCTGGTGCGCAAGGGGAAGTGGGAGCGGCTTGATACGGACTATCAGGCCGCCCTGCTCGCGTATGCGAAGAAAACATCCGGAGCGGTCGCGGGCGGCATGCCAGACCTGATCAACCGCGCCTTTGCGCACCACCGGAAGAACATCAGCGACAACACCGCGCTGCAGTACCAGGCGGCGGCCGAGCGACTGAAAACCATCTTTGCAGAGTTCGAGCCTCGGCAGGTGCTGCCGAAGCACGTCGCCGCGGTGAAGATGGAACTGGCCAGCACGCCGAACATGTGCAACCGGATCTTGTCCTTCCTGCGGATCGTGTTCAGCTACGCCCTGGAGTGGCAGGAGGTCGACAGCAACCCGTGCATCGGCGTCAGGCGCCACCAGGAAGCGCGCCGGGATCGATACATCACGGATGCCGAGTTCGCCGCGCTGCTGGATGCAGCCAGCCCTTACATCCGCTGCATCCTTGAGATGTGCTACCTGACCGGTCAACGCATTGGCGACGTGATCGCAATCCGCCTGGCCGATATCACCGACGAAGGCGTGGCGTTCACCCAGGAGAAAACCGGCGCCAAGCTCATCGTGGCCATGACGCCAGACCTGCAGGACGTAATAGCTCGAGCAAAGGCGCTGCCACGCAAGATCCGCGCACTGACGCTGTTCTGCTCCCGTACCGGCAAGCCGGTCTCATATGACACCGTGAAAATGGCCTTCCGCGAGCTGCGCAGGAAAACCGGTATCGAGACGGTGACCATCCACGACATTCGGGCGAAGTCGCTCACCGACGCCGACAAAGAGGGCAAGAACGCCCAAACCCTTGGCGGCCACACAGACGCGCGAATGACAGCACGATACCTGCGCGGCCGGTTGCCGAAGATCGCTCAGGCCCCGACAATGCCCACCAAAGCAAGCTGAGTATTAGACAGAACCATATATGTCAAAAAGACAGGACCTGCCAAAGCCGCGTGAAATGGACCTTTCGGCACACACCCCGATGATGCAGCAATATTGGAAGCTGAAGAACCAGCACCCGGATCAGCTGATGTTCTATCGCATGGGCGACTTCTACGAGATCTTCTACGAGGATGCGAAGAAGGCCGCCAAGCTGCTGGACATCACCCTGACCGCGCGCGGCCAGTCGGCCGGTCAGTCGATTCCCATGTGCGGCATCCCCTTCCACTCGGTCGAAGGCTACCTGGCCAAGCTGGTCAAGCTTGGCGAGTCGGTGGTGATCTGCGAACAGGTCGGCGATCCGGCCACCAGCAAGGGCCCGGTCGAGCGCCAGGTGGTGCGCATCATCACTCCCGGCACCATCAGCGACGAGGCCCTGCTCGACGAACACCGCGACAACCTGCTGGCTGCCGTGCTGGGTGACGAGCGCCTGTTCGGCCTGGCCGTGCTGGACATCACCAGCGGCCGCTTCAGCGTTCAGGAAATCAGGGGCTGGGAAAACCTGCTGGCCGAACTGGAGCGTCTGAACCCCGCTGAGTTGCTGATCCCCGACGACTGGCCACAGGGCCTCCCGGCCGAAAAACGCAAGGGCTCTCGACGTCGCGCGCCCTGGGACTTCGATCGCGACAGTGCCTTCAAGAGCCTGTGCCAGCAGTTCGGCACCCAGGACCTGAAAGGCTTCGGCTGCGAAAACCTGACACTGGCCATCGGCGCCGCCGGCTGCCTGCTGGGCTACGCCAAGGAAACCCAGCGCACCGCCCTGCCCCACCTGCGCAGCCTGCGGCACGAACGCCTGGACGACACGGTGATCCTCGACGGCGCCAGCCGCCGCAACCTGGAGCTGGACATCAACCTCTCCGGCGGGCGCGACAACACCCTGCAATCGGTGATGGATCGCTGCCAGACCGCCATGGCCAGCCGCCTGCTGGGGCGCTGGCTGAACCGTCCGCTGCGTGATCGTGCCGTACTCGAAGCGCGTCAGAACGCCATCGCCTGCCTGCTCGACGGCTACCGTTTCGAGACACTGCAACCGCAGCTCAAGGAGATCGGCGACCTGGAGCGGATCCTGGCCCGTATCGGCCTGCGCAACGCCCGACCACGCGACCTCGCCCGCCTGCGTGACGCTCTCGCCGCACTGCCCGAGCTGCAGCAGGCGATGACTCCGCTGGACACGCCGCACCTGCAGCAACTGGCAAGCAGCATCGCCACCTACCCCGAGCTGGCCGACCTGCTGGCCCGTGCCATCATCGACAACCCGCCGGCGGTCATCCGTGACGGTGGCGTGCTGAAGACCGGCTACGACGCCGAACTGGATGAACTGCAGGCGATGAGCGAGAACGCCGGCCAGTTCCTCATGGACCTGGAAGCACGCGAGAAGGCCCGTACCGGCCTGGCCAACCTCAAGGTCGGCTACAACCGCGTGCACGGCTACTTCATCGAACTGCCGACCAAGCAGGCGGAGTCGGCCCCCGCCGATTACATTCGCCGGCAGACGCTCAAGGGCGCCGAGCGCTTCATCACCCCGGAGCTGAAGGAGTTCGAGGACAAGGCCCTGTCGGCCAAGAGCCGTGCCCTGGCCCGCGAGAAGATGCTCTATGACGAACTGCTGGAGCGCCTGATCGGCCACCTGGCGCCGCTGCAGGACAGTGCCGCGGCGCTGGCCGAACTGGACGTGCTGAGCAACCTGGGCGAACGCGCGCTGAATCTCGACCTGAACCGCCCGCGCTTCGTCGAAGAACCCTGCATGCGCATCGACCAGGGTCGCCACCCGGTGGTCGAGCAGGTGCTGACCACACCGTTCGTGGCCAACGACCTCGACCTCGACGACAACCGCCGCATGCTGATCATCACCGGTCCGAACATGGGCGGTAAATCCACCTACATGCGCCAGACCGCGCTGATCGTGCTGCTGGCGCACATCGGCAGCTTCGTCCCTGCCGCCGCCTGCGAACTGTCACTGGTCGACCGTATCTTCACCCGCATCGGCTCCAGTGACGACCTCGCCGGTGGGCGCTCGACCTTCATGGTGGAAATGAGCGAAACCGCCAACATCCTGCATAACGCCAGCGAACGCAGCCTGGTGCTGATGGACGAGGTTGGCCGTGGTACCAGCACCTTCGACGGCCTGTCGCTGGCCTGGTCGGCGGCCGAACACCTGGCCCGCCTGCGCGCCTTCACCCTGTTCGCCACCCACTACTTCGAGCTGACCGTGCTTCCGGAAAGCGAGCCGGTGGTGGCCAACGTGCACCTCTCGGCCACCGAGCACAATGAGCGCATCGTCTTCCTCCACCACGTCCAGGCGGGGCCTGCGAGCCAGAGCTACGGCCTGGCCGTGGCACAGCTGGCGGGCGTGCCCGGCAGCGTGATCAGCCGCGCCCGTGAGCACCTGGCGCGTCTGGAAGCCACCAGCCTGCCGCACGATCGACCTCGGCAAGAGCCCGGACAGCCGCAAGCACCGATGCAGAGCGACCTGTTCGCCAGCACGCCGCACCCGCTGCTGGAGCAATTGCATACGATCAATCCGGATGATCTGACTCCGCGTAAAGCGTTGGAACTGTTATATACATGGAAGACGCAGATCTAA